TTTCGCATGCCCTAGATACCATCAGAAACATCCGCGAATATATGTCAACTCTGAGGCATGAGATTGTTGGTGATCTTTTTTAAGTTGTTGATTTTACTGGAGCCAGCGCCCGGACTTGAACCGGGGACCTACTGATTACGAAGCGCCTCCCCGCCCCTTTACCAACAACAACTTACAGCAGAATCTATAGTTTAGAGAAAGGCAATTCCGTACTTTTTGGCCTAAAAAGGCAACTATAGGGCAACCTGGGCATCAGGAACGATGCGAGGAAGCGGCAGTGCCCTCCACGCATTTCCCCGGCACCGATCCCCACGCTGCGGCGCCGAGCACAGTTATCTTCACCATACCAATGTTAGAACCGTTCCAATTTCTCTAGAAATCTCTTCGGCTCGAGATCAAGAACAAATATGGGGTAGACTCGAGTTTCTCCTGATGGCTGGCATACCTTCTCTTCAGCCACCTGCCGGAAACCGAAGTATTGGCACAATCTGATCCCAATGTCTGTCACCGGTGAAGCCGAGACGCTTCTTGCCTTCTGTTGGAGTATCCCCCCCACTTCCCTGATCAGATTTCTTCCCACCCGCGATGACGACTTTGTGGGTACGCTCGCAATGACCTCTACATGGTAGAACGGCGTAGCTCCACTTTTGAGAACATCTTCTTTTGAAAACGCAGTAAGTGCACTGCACTTCCCAGCACATATTTCATCAAAAAGCCGCTCCGTAATCGGCACAACACAGGCATAGGCCATAACCCAGTTCTTTGCATCTCGCACAACATAAAACATATTTGGATTATGTTCATACCAATCGCGGATGCTTGCCACAGACAATATATGACCATACCCAGGAAAGTCGCTCCATTCGATCTGAAGAATGCTCGATAGTTCTTCCTTCCTAGCCACATCGAATGAAAGTTGGCCGTGAATCTCCGCATCTAATCTCTGATATTCGAGGAAAAGGTAATCGAGGCCGTGGTCCTTTTCAATTTCGCAACTTAGGGGACATCCACCACCACATTGGTTCAGGTTCTCACAAGTCTGGCACCGACCTGGTAGGTACTTTCTAGCCCGGAACGATGCAAGGACAGGTGACGAATTCCATATCTCCAGAAGTGGGGTCTCCAGAATGTTTCCAAGTCGGCAACGCGGATCGGCTCCGCATCTAGACAAATCACCCTTGTCATTAACAGCAGCTTTAGTGAATCCCCATGCGCATGGTGTCATGTATTTACGTAACCGGGCCGGAAGAATACACAATGGGAATGGATCTTCAACCGAGATTCGTATGCCGAGTTCGTGGTCAATTCGTTCAATCTCTATCAATGCGCGCTCTGCATGTTCCCGTCCGATAGTGAACGCCGAGGTCGTCTGGGCATCACCGAAAGGAATGATACGCTGCACAATAATATAATCTAAGGGGATACCATGCGTTTCTTTAACCGATTGCGCAATACGAAATATACTACCTGCTGAACCAGGCGTGACATTAACAGCTATTCCAGTCCGACGCCCGGCCGCAGCTACTTTACGGAGCTGCGAAATCACGAAATCAAAAGCGCCACTCTTGTTGCAGAATGCATCATGTTCTTTCGCTGTCGGCGCGTGGATCGTGGTTTCGAAAGACGATATGTATCGAATAGCCTCGTCGAAGCTAGCTCCCGGATAACGATGTGTATTTGAGAGTACAGATACAGCCAATCCCCTATCGCAGCAGTAATGAGCAAGATCAACCGCTTGAGGGTATATTCCAGGATCTCCTCCTAAAAAGGTAACCTCTCGTACGCCAGCAAAGGCTAACGCGTCAACGATGCGTTTAAGACGATCAAGAGGTGGGTGTTGCGGGCTTACTTCCCTGACCCTGGCCATGTAGCAGAATGGACATCTGTGCGCGCACGCCGCCGTAATGTGCAGCGCAACAAGATCCACTTTGTGTTGTTGCTTTCGTTTAACTTGAGCATGACTCATCAGCTAAGACTCGCAAGAAGCTTCTTCGCTGCTCGTTTGCATTTATCGAGCACATCAGGTGACTTCTCAATAAGGTCGTTGGGTTCGAGGCAGCCATAAGCTAGGACCTTCGACACGACCTTTATACCTGCATTTGCACAAAAGGCGACAACGGAGTTGCAAGCTGTCTTAACGCTGTCATCTTGCTCCGGGGAAGTTTGGCCGACTGCAAATACTATTGCCTTTTTCTTTTTGAGCCGTTCCTGGGCGGCAAGAGGATTAAGTCTATCAATCAATACCTTGAGTTCCCCGGACAAAAGACTCCAGCGAGCAGGTGTTCCGATTATCAATCCATCAGCAGCAATAATGCTCGTGATAATATCCGTCATCGAATCATTAATGTGGCACTTTCCATTGCTATCACAGGTTAAGCAACCGTCGCAAAACTTAATGGTCATGTCCCTAATATGGATAAGTTCTAAGTCACAGTCTGTTCCGATGCCATGGCAGGCACTTTCGACCATGGCATAAGTGTTCCCTCTCCTCGAACTTCCAACAATGGCCACTACTCGCATCTTCACCCTCCACTTTTGAAATGGATTACTCGGCAATCAAAGGCTACTGGACGGCAGTTGCGCTCTTGCGTAAACGAGCAAGGATGCGTCCAACTAAATCACGGGCATAACCCGCTTCCAGGCAAATAAAGAACTCGGATCCTCCCAACGTTGGTAAATTCATGAAAGCTGTCATCGCATTCGCATTTCTGCCAACAGGAGCGTAGATGACGATATCCTGTGCGCATACTAAGTCAAATAGCTGATCCGAAACAAAAAGAAAGGAGATCTGATTTGAGTTGTTGTGTACGCTCTTGATCTGTTCGGCGCGTGCATGCGCAGAATCACCATCGGGCAATACGTGTAGATACTTAATTCCACGCTTCAAGTTTTCCCTGACAATAGGCAAAAAGGTGTCTTGACTGGTTTCTTCCTGCAACAATTGAGATATAATCCAGATCTCTTCTGCATCAACGGCTCGCTCGATATCCATTAATTCGGCACGTGACACAAGCCAGTCCTGTTTTAGAAGGCCCTTGAGGGCTTGAAGCGCATGAGCCACACCTGACAAGCTATTTTTAGTTTCCAGCTGGAGGGCAGAGACCTGTGTAGAAACTTTAGATTGAAGTTCCTGGCTTATCAGAATTGATTCAGCATGACTCTTTTCAAGATGGTCTTCTATGACTGGGATAAGGAGCTTAAAAGCACAGAAAACGAGACCCGCAAAAATAATGATGACCAAGATCAAGCCGATGGCGAGTGTCCCAGAACCGAATTGTGCCTTCGCTGAATCAAGGATTAGACCTGCAATCAGTCCAAGAGCCACGATAACCAGGGCAAGAACACCTTGATCACGCCAGATTGCGGAGCGAGTGCTCACGTGCGCCTCCTATGTGACCTAATAAATGACGACGCTATACCCACCTTTCTCAAGAAGCAGACTGGCAGGATCAGGTAGATCGTCGCGCTTTACCCGAAGGGGAAGCGCGGGCTTCTCTTTGAGCCAAAAACCGAATCAACGATCCTGAACGACGGCCCAATGTACAGAAAACACGGCGCTTATGTCTATAGAAAAGTGACAGATTCCAACCGACCTCAAAGGCAACCCTCGTGTACTGATAAGGATTCCATAATCAACCGGCTTGGCGAATCCTTGTTAGAGATTTCGACCGGAAGGTGCGCAATCTGCGCAGAGTTGAGTTCAACCCCCCGACCTATTGTAAGCCTGCTTCCGCAAGCGAACGGATCAAGAGATCATGCGATGCCGACCTGAAGATGGACGCTTTTTCGCTGCGATCGCAATGAACGTTTGCTGTCGGGATACTCACCATTGGGATTTCTGGGAAAGAAAAACGGGCCGAGCGCGGACGCATTTTCCACGCATCCGAGGGGCAATTTTCCACGCATGTCCCCGCATTCCCCCGCCTTGCATCGCCGCATGCAAGGGGCTCTACCATGCTCCCGAAGCACACCCCGGAGAAAAGGCTATGAGGTGCGAGGCAGGGATCGTCATCGAAATTGCGGGAGTCCGGCGCCATGGTTTCTGCTGACGTCACCCTTGAAAGGGCTCTTCCGAACAGCGTGGATTCCGAGCGCGCCGTTCTCGGGGCGATCCTCCTGAACGAGAAGGCGATCTTCGCTGCAACTGAGGTTCTCACCGCCGATGACTTCTATCTCGAGGCGCACCGCGTGATCTTCCGGGCGATGCTCTCCCTTGCGGAAGAGAAAGTCTCCATAGACCTGATCACCCTCCGGGAAGAACTGCGGCGAAGGGATAAAGAGGAATCGGCCGGCGGAGCTGCCTACGTCGCCGCCCTTACGGACGGGCTGCCGCGCGGGCTCAACATTGGCCACTACGCAAGGACCGTCCGGGAGAAGGCCACCTCGCGCCAGCTGATCCAGCTCTCTCATGAAACGATGTTGCGGTGCTACGAGGGCGAGGAACGTCCGGCGGAGATCCTCGAACGCGCGGAGTCGCAGATTTTCAGAATCGCATCCCGCGAAATCCGGGGCGGCTTCGAGCCCACGAGCGAACTGGCCCATTCGGCCTACAAAGAAATTGAGGAAACCGCCCGGAATCGCGGGCCCGTCTCAGGGATCGACACGGGTTTCGCCGACCTCAATCGGATGACTGGAGGCCTCCACAATCAGAACCTCGTCGTGGTCGCCGCCAGGCCGGGTCTCGGGAAAACGTCCTTCTGCCTCAATATCGCCTGTCATGCGGCAATCAACGGCCGGCGACCGGTCGGGATCTTCAGTCTGGAAATGTCGAAGCCCGAGATCATGAAACGGATGATCTCGTCCCTGTCCGAAGTGGAGGCAAACAGGATCCAGAGCGGATATCTCAGCCGGGATGACTGGACAAAGATCAGCCAGGCGACCGCGAGCCTCTCATCCGCCCCAATCTACATCGACGACTCTGCGAACCTGACCATGCTCCAGGTGCGAGCGAAGGCGCAGCGGCTTGCGCTGGAGCACGGCATCGATCTTCTGGTTGTCGACTATCTGCAGCTCGTCTCCGGATCGCGCCGCTACGAGAACCGGACGCAGGAAGTGACGGAGATCAGCCGCGGGCTGAAGAACCTTGCCAAGGAGCTCGACATTCCCGTCATCGCCGTCTCGCAGCTCAACCGCGAGGTTGAGAAGCGCTCCGGCAACAGGAAGCCGCAGCTGTCCGACCTCAGGGAGAGTGGCGCGATCGAACAGGACAGTGATCTGGTCCTCTTCATCTCGCGCGAGGGCAATGACGAAGATACTGGCGCGGGAGACTGCCCGGCGGAGATCTCAATCGGGAAACAGCGCAATGGAATGACCGGCACGTTCAAGCTGATGTTCCGGAAACGAATCACCAGGTTCGAGAACTGCCTGAATCAAAGAGACTGACGGAGGAACGGATGCCGAGAATCAGGCAGATCAAACCGGAGTTCTACCTGGACGACGAACTGGCCCAGTGCTCCCGGGACGCGCGCCTCCTGTTTCCTGGCCTGTGGATTCTGGCCGATCGCGCCGGCAGGCTTGAAAACAGGCCTGCGAAAATAAAGGCTCAGATCTTCCCTTACGATTCCGATATCGATGCCGCGAAGATAACGGAACTGCTCGGCCAGCTGGAGACGCGCCGGTTCATTCTTGTTTACGAGGTCGAGGGCAGATCTTACATTCAGATTCGCACTTTCGAAAAACACCAGCACTGCCACCGCAATGAGGTCCCCTCTCACCTTCCAGGACCGGATCAAAACGAGCACTCGGGCGGTCACGCTGTGGCTGCAGCGGCAACACCCGAGGAGTTCCGTCCAAATCCCGAGCACTCGGTCCAAAATCCGAGCACTCGGGGTACTTATACTTCTACTTATACTTCTACTTCTGGAGAAATACTTTCTGATGACGGCGCGGCGGCTGCGCCGCCCTTCCCTTTGGATCCCAGGAGCCTGTTTCTGATTTTCTGGGAATGCTACCCCCTCAAGGTCAAGAAGCCGAAAGCCGAGGCCGCCTTCCTGAAGCTCAAGCCGGACCGGACCCTACTGGACCGCATGCTCGAAGCCATAGACCGCCAAAAGCAGACCGCCGCCTGGCACAGGAACAACGGACAGTTCATTCCGCATCCCGCGACCTGGCTCAACAACAGGCAATGGGAGGACGAGGTGGCGCCGGCCCAGGGCGAAGGCTCCGTGTGGGATGAGTTCATCGGAAAGCCCGAGAAGGAGGAATCGTGAACGCAAAGCAGCTAGCGAAATGGCTGATGGACCTGGCTGCCTGCTACGACTATGTGCCCCAGAAGGCGGCGATATCGAGATACCTGCGGATCCTCGTCCAGTGGAAGCTCGCGCCGGAACAATGGGAAGCACTTGCGGATCGGGCAGTGATGCGCCTCACGAGAAGATTCCCGATGCCCGGAGAGCTCCACGAGATTGCATCCGAACTCCGGCAGGAAGCCGAGCTGCGCGCAAACTCCGCACACCTCGACAGGATGCGCGCGGAATGGGAGGAACGGGAAGATGCATGTCAGGAGGAGCGCGCATGACTGGTCAGATGGAAGGGTACATCTATTTGAGCAGACGCGAAGAACAGAAGGCCCGTGAGTTCTTCGGTCGGCATGAACGCCAGATTCCGGACATGGATGAAGGCGATTCCCTCGGCGGCAAGCCGGTCATCTGCGGCCTTGACGAGCACGCGATTACTGGCCGGCTCATCATTCCGCGCCATACGAAGTCCCGTCAGTTAAGGGACATCATCATCGAAACAGCCGGGTTGACAGATCGGGAATGGCAGATCTGGGACCTGCACTGCAGGGGCAACTCCCAGTGGCGGATTGCGACGAGACTCGGCATCCATCAATCGAGTGTGAGCAGGTCGCTGAATAGCATTGAGGCCAAGATCACGGCTGCACGCGAGCGCACTCGAAAGGCTATGCGCGAACCTGTCGATCGAAGTGCTGCTACAGCAAAGGCTTGAATGCCCTTCGCGCAAATTTCTGACTATATATAGGGGGAATTGATTTTCGGGACCCACCAATCCTGCAAGTCCCCCACGCAGTTCATTCCCACGAGAGCGGGCTGGAGCTCCGAAATCAACCAGCTTTCAGATAGGCGGAGCTTTGTCCGAACAATTCGAAGGCAAGATCCTCAATCCGTATGGCATCGAGATTGACGTGCCGTTCTGGGTCTTCAAACGGCTCAAGAAATTGCACCTCCTCGAACGCGACCGCGAAACCGGCATGAGGCGCATCCACGAGCGTATCTTCGGACTCATGGACCTTTGGAGCGGACCCGACTTCAGAATCGATCGCGGCTTGAGGGCCTTCGATCCAGGCTACCAGCGTGCCTGTCCGAAGGACGGAGGATATGCGAGCGCCTTTTTGAAAGCGTTGGGGCGCGACTGTTCCGGTCTCGTGAACCCAGCGGTCGAACGCACCCGCGATTTCGAATCGGATCTCGGGCATTCGCGCCTTTCCGAAGAATACCGTCGCTCCGCTGTGGAAGAAGCGCTGCGAGCAGTTCGAGCGAAGAGAAAGGCGAGACAAGCGTGACTATCGACTGGGGCGTGGTCTATATGCAGGAGCGGAAACGCCCGGCGTACGTAATCAACAACGGTAGATCGATCGCGAAGGTCCACGGCTCAGACTCGCAGCGGCGCGATGCGACGCCTCCCCGGCGCGAGAAGAAAAAGGCTGCGTGAGCCCTGTCGCTCCAAAGCATCCTTGCAGTTATCCAGGCTGCCCGGTTCTTGTTGATCCGTCTTCAAGCAGGTGTGACCGGCACCAGGCTCGCGAACGCAAGGAACAGGAGAGTCGCCGCGGATCCGCAAACTCCAGGGGCTATGGTTCCAAATGGCGCGCGGCAAGGAAACGCTTTCTTGAATTGAATCCTCTGTGCTGCGAGTGCAATCGCTTGGGACGGCTGGCTGCGGCGACTGTCGTTGACCACATCGTCCCGCACAAGGGCGATGCCAACCTTTTCTGGAGCCAGTCGAATTGGCAGGCGCTCTGCAGACGCTGCCACAACCGCAAGACCGCCGTGAGCGACGGCAGGTGGGGATAGATGCGAGTGCTATGCGCCGTTCTCGAAAAACTCCTGCGCTGCCAACGCAGGATTCTCAGCAACCAAATTTTAATTCTGGAAAGGATAGAAGACATGTCACAGGTGCTTGACCAGGTGAAGGATTTCGCGGCGAAGATCGATGAGGCAACCAATGCCATCGCCGCCAGGATTCAGATGCTCATCGACAAGATCAATGCCGGAACGGCCACTCCCGAGGAGATCGCGGCCGTCCTGCAGCCCGAGGTGGACCGGCTGACCGAACTGGGGAAGGATCCATCCAATCCTGTGTAGCCACCGGGGTATGGGGGCCCAAATCTCTGGGCCCTCATGCCGTAGACCGGGCGCGCAGGGATTTTTTTATGCCGTCAAAATTGATCGGGGGGGGTAGCCGCATGACGCAAAGACCCAGGAAAAAGAACTCGCCAGGGGTTGACGTGGGTCAAACGAGAGACGTTCCTGCGAGCCTCCAGATCGAATACAGGGCCCTGGAATCACTGATTACATACGAAAGGAATCCCCGGACCCATTCAGAGGAGCAAATCGCCCAGATCGCGGCCAGTATCAAAGAGTTCGGGTTTACCAATCCGGTCCTTCTGGACGGCGAAAACGGCATCATCGCTGGGCACGGCCGGCTTGCTGCGGCGCGTCTACTCGGACTGAAGACAATTCCCTGCATCGAACTCGGCCACCTGACGCCGGAACAGAAGCGCAGCTACCTCATCGCCGACAACAAAATCGCCCAGAATGGGCTCTGGAACGAGGAGTTTTTGCGTCTGGAACTGACGGAATTGAAGGATTTGGGCGCGAATCTGGAGCTTTTGGGCTTCAATCCGATGGAAATCGCCGACATCACGCTCGGGAAGGACGTCAAGTTCAAGGAGTACGACGAATCCGCCGCCGATGATGTCGAGATGCTGACCTGCCCATCGTGCGGACACACCTTTCCAAAATAGAGGACTACCCGGCGTTCCTGGAGGCCTGCTGGCAGGAGCATCTGAAACCACGGGAGCCCGACGCGCCGACGGTGATCTCGATCTTTGCCGGCTGCGGTGGCTCTTCGCTCGGTTACAGCATGGCCGGCTACCGTGAGCTGCTCGCGGTGGAGTGGGACGACCATGCGGTGGAGACCTTTAAGCTTAATTTTCCGGGTGTTCCGGTTTGGCATGGCGACGTCGCCAAGCTTTCAGTCGAGGAATGCCTCAAGATCACCGGCTTAAAGTCGGGAGAGTTGGATGTTCTGGACGGTTCGCCGCCCTGCCAGGGCTTCTCGACCGCCGGAAAACGCAAGATGGACGACGGCAGGAACCAGCTCTTCCGCGAATACGTCCGCCTGCTGCAAGGCCTCAAGCCGAAAGTGTTCGTCATGGAGAACGTGAGCGGTATGGTTAAGGGCAAGATGAAGGTGATTTTTGCCGAGATCATGCGCGAACTGAAGAGATCCGGATATCAGGTTTCGGCCAGGCTGATGAATGCGATGTACTTCGGCGTACCGCAGTCCCGCCAGCGAATGATTTTCATCGGCCTGAGGAACGATCTTTGCTGATTCCCGCCCATCCTGCCGCCCAGACTGTCCCCATTCCGGCAGGTGAATCGCTCGCCGGCTGCTCCACGCCTCCGGAGCAGCTGGCGGCGCTATTCGAGGCGGCGAGAAAGTACCGCTCGTTCAAGTACTGGGACAAGGTGCGGATCGGATCGTCTGAGAGTCGCATCACCGGCCAGGGGTTCAACGCCGTGAAGTTCGATCCGAGGAAACCGGCGCGAACGATCCGCCGCAATGACGGCAACCTCGGCATGCATGGGGCGATGCACTGGGAAACCAGGAGACGGTTTTCCCTCCCGGAGTTCAAGCGCTTCGGGTCTTTTCCTGAAGAGTTTGCCTTCGCTGGAACATTTGAGGAAGGGATCCGGCAGATCGGCAACAGCGTGCCGCCCCTTTTCATGCGGGCCATCGCCCGGCATATACGGGATCAGGTTCTGGTGTCGATATCTGATTCGGATCAGGTGGCATGAACCTTCATCCCCAACCGATGACGATGCCCGTTACGGTGCGCCAGGCCATCGGTCACCGGATTCGACCTGAACACGAGGGTAGCAGCGGGCGACGGCAGCAACTCGTCGATGCCTGGCGCAAGTGCCCGCCCGGAAAGTCGCTGCGAAAGACGGTCCCGAATGTTTCTTCTTTCGAGTCTGTGAGGCTTGATCCGGACAGGCCGAGCACCACTCAGACGGCGCATTTCAACTGGCACTATGCAGCCCCACGCTATCTGATACTGGAAGAAATGGCGCTGATTGGCAGCTTCGATCCGAACTTTCGCTGGCCGGTAAAGCAAGGGCACTGTAAAAAGCAGATCGGCAACAGCGTGCCGCCGCTATTTATGCGGGCGATTGCACGACACATCAGAGAAAGCGTCCTCGCATCGATTCCAAAGACGGGAAAAGCGGCATGAATCTGCACCCCAGTCCGCTTTATCAACCGATCCCAGTGAAAGCCGTAATCCCGCGATCACTCGGAACGAGGTCGCAGCGGATCAATCCATGGATTCCGGCCGATCAGCCGGCCGCCACCATCTGCAAGACCGAAGCCGGCTATGAGCTGAAGGAAGCCCAGATCAAGCCTACCTGGCAGATGTCACGCGTTTTAGCCGGTCAGGAGAGGAAGAAGCACTTTGGTCTGGTCCGGTTAGATCCGGAGAAGCCCTCGCCGACGATCCTCAGCGGTACCGGCGGCACGACAACTGGGCTCATTCACCCATGGGACACCCGGCGGTTGACCATTGCCGAGATAAAAGCGCTTGCTTCTTATCCGGAAGAGTTTCAGTTCGTGGGGAGTTATCGAGAGAGGTGGGCACGGGTGGGAAACAGCGTGCCACCTTTGTTCATGAAGGCAATTGCTGAGCGCATCAAGTACCAACTCTTTGTAAAGAATCCCTCAGAGCACGCGCCTTCAAGCCTTTCGGAAGTGCAGTTCACGCAACGCCATCGTGTGCATTAGACTCTCTTCAGAGCCGAAGAGGGAGTATCCGTTCAGGTTGTAGCCGTCAAGGAGTCTCAGAACTTTCAGTCGTTCAGTCGCAGGAATCGTGCATTTCCACAGAATGTCTTGATCAGGTTCATCTCGAAGGAAAGCTGATTCATGCGGTGCGTAATGCCAAGGAGAAGTCACAGAATCCCGTGCAACGCAGCATGTGTATTGACTTTGTTGAAGAAAGTGCCTGCGATGTGTCCGAATGTAAGGACCCAGACTGACAATTTCTGGTTCACCGACGCAGCCTCCTTTGATGCCTTCGGAGGATTCCCAATAAACATAAATAGATACCCTATCGCTGTTTTTTGATGCGTAGGCGAACGCAAAATAAGCCGCGACATACGGCGAACGCGTCCAATCGAGAAGCGGTGACGGAAATCCATGGTGCCTGAGATATGCAAGGTAGTCATATGCCGGCACTTGGAAGAACGGTGGAGGATCAGACTGACCAAGCCAGTTTTCGAAATCAAGCGGCGAAGGCACATCCCAGCGATTTGCAGTAAAACTCTCGATTTGTGATCTGACCCTACAGATCAACCGATGGTACTGGGTCATGGTACATTTAATTTCCCCTTCACGTTCCAGGGTAGTTTCAAGAGGCCACTGATAGTTGCTGTGTCCGCGGTAAAGAAACTCTGGACTTCCTCGCCCGGTCGAGGTCTTTCGGTCCATACGCTCTTGGATTAGAACCTGAACTTGTCTCTCAAATTCTTCCCAGGTGTCGACGTCGATCGTTTTCATTGAGGGGTCTCCCAGTAGCACTAGAAATTGTCGTCCAGCCTAATCCTCGAAATTCCTATGGATGCTGCACACGTTCAAGTCAGACGTGCCGATTCTACAGTAAGACAGGAAGGGACAGTTGAGAATGGTTGTTGAGGAGGGAGACACACGATTCCCATGGAACCATGTGTCTCACGGATCGGGAGGAGACAAGGAGAGAGGTTTCTTAGGCGAGGGTGTTGTCGGTGAGGATTCCGGCGTCGGCGAAACTGGAGTACTCGCTTTCTCCGAGAATAATGTGGTCGAGCACGCGGATTCCGAGGATCTTCGCGGCCGATGTCAGCCGTTTGGTGCACTCGCGATCTTCCATAGATGGCGCCGGGTCACCCGAGGGGTGATTGTGCAGAAAAATGGCCGCCGCCGCGCTGTCGAGCAAAGCAGCCTTGAGGCATTCTCGCGGATGAACGACCGAGGTGGAGAGGCTACCGATGCTGATCGTGTGGTATCCGATCGTTCTGTTCTTGGAGTCAAGCGTGATCATCACGAAATATTCCCTGTCGAGGGCGGCGAACTCCTCGCGGAAGCTTTCGAAAAGTTCACGGGAGTTCTGAAATCTCGGGTAGCTCGTGAAAGTCGCCTCCGATTCCTTCACCAGCATGACCCTGTATCTGGGGAGCAGGTTCTCGAATTTCTTCATGCGTGAATTCTCCGTTGGTTCTGCGACTTCGGAAGCCCCTTCCGATACGGTGTCCGTTCATTCTGAGGCTTTGGTCTGTTTCCTTCCGATGGCGGGAATCGCAATGGGCGCGCCCGTCAATGATCCCTTGCGCGCCTGCGATCGATACCAGGCCGCGTGCCGTTCGTCAAAGGCGGACTTCGGAAATTCCGCTTTGACGGCGGCGATCATTTCGGCATTGGTGGCGGCATTGTTCGCGGTGATCGTCTCGATGATCACCTGCTTGATGGTGCGTTTTGATTCTGATTCCGGCTTCGTTGTTGCGGCCGGAGTGGCCGCCGGCTTTTTGCCATTCTTGTGCTGCTTCGTCATCTTCTGTTCTTTTTTGCTTTTCATCTCGGGTCTCCTGAATCGATCGGAAGGGCTTGATTGCCCGCGTCCGAGGACTCCAATCGTGTCGGGGTTGGTCTTGAAAGCCCACGAGAAAACAGCCTGGTCTTGAAAAAAATGACCGCCGGAAGAAAGCCGAAACCAACAGCCTTGAAGGTAATCCAGGGAACGTACCGGCCCGACCGGGCCAATCCCTCTGAACCTCAACCGCGCACAACGATTCCTCCCTGCCCGAAATTCCTGCAGGGGGAAGCGCGCGAGACCTATCGCAAATTAGCGAAGAAACTGGCGCGGATCGGCCTTTTGACCGAGATCGACGAGATGGCTCTTGCAATGCTCTGCCAGTCCTGGGCCGAGTACCTCGAGGCATCGGAAAAACTGAGGGAAACCGGGATGCTCGTCAAGTCGCCGAACGGCTTCCCGATGATGAATCCTTACCTCGTCATTGCCAACACCGCTGTCAAGAAGGTTCGCGCTCTCCTCACCGAGTTCGGCATGTCCCCGAGCTCCCGGAGCCGGATCAACGCCGCTGGAGCCTCGGCCGCAGCCGATCCCGGCGGCGAATGGCTGGATCTGCTGAACGACTGATGAATGGGGCAAGCTGCGAGAGACTATCCCTCCATCGCCAGGGGCTATGCGGATGCCGTTCTCGCGGGAAGAATTCCTGCATGCGAGTGGGTGAAAAAGGCGTGCCGGCGGCAACTCGACGACCTGGCGCGGCGGGACTTCGCATACCGCTACGACGAGAAAAAAGCAGCGCGGGTTTGCAGGTTCGTCGAGAAGCTCCCGCACATCAAAGGGAAATGGGCAAAGACCGGCGGAAGAATCGAGCTTCAGCCGTGGCAGGTGTTCATACTGACCGCGGCCTTCGGTTGGGTGTCGCGCGAAACGGGGCTGCGCCGGTTCAAGACTGCCTACCTCGAGATGCCGCGGAAGAACGGCAAGAGCTCGATATCGAGCGGCGTCGGAATCTACTGCTGCTGCGCGGACGGCGAGGAAGGCGGGGAGATTTACTCGGCTGCGACGACCCGCGACCAGGCGAAGATCGTCTGGCAGGACGCCTGGCACATGGTCGAGAGGTCGCCCGGGTTGAAGGCGGCATTCGGCGTCTCAACGACGGCGCATGCAATCAGCCAGGTGAGGACGGCGAGCCGATTCCAAGCGCTCTCCGCGGAGGGAAACTCTCTCGACGGCCTGAACATCCACTGCGCGATTGTGGACGAGCTGCACGCCCACAGGACAAGGAAGGTGTTCGACGTGCTGGAGACGGCGACGGGCGCAAGGTCCCAGCCGCTTCTCTGGCTAATCACGACGGCAGGCTCGGACCGGAGCGGGATCTGCTACGAGCAGAGGACATACCTGACGAAGATCCTCGACGGCATAGTCAAGGACGACACCTATTTCGGGGTCATCTATACAATCGATGACGGGGACAACTGGAGCGACCCGAAAGTATGGGCCAAGGCGAATCCCAACTATGGGGCTTCGGTTTTTCCCGAGGACATCGCAAGGCTCTGTGCCAAGGCGCTCAAGATGCCGAGCGCCCAGAACAACTTCCTTACAAAGCGGCTCTCGGTTTGGGTCAACGCGGACTCGGCATATTTCAACATGGTGGAGCTGGCCAAGTGCGCCGACTCGAACCTCAAGCCTGAGGACTTCCGGCGCGAGCCGTGCTGGATCGGGATCGACCTTGCCAGCCGGCGTGACGTAGCGCCAAGGATGCAGCTCTTTCGCCGCGAAGGCCACTTCTACTGCTTCGGGCGCTACTTCCTCCCTGAGACGGAGATCGAGGAATCGAAGAACTCGCAGTACACGGGGTGGGCAAGGGATGGATGGATCACGGCGACGCCGGGGAACATCACCGATTACGGCTATATCGAGGATGACCTCAGGGAGCTTGCAAGTGAGTTCCAGATCATGGAAGTCGCCTACGACCCTTTCCAGGCGACGCAGTTCGCAACGAGAATGTTGGCCGAAGGATTTCCCATGGTCGAGATGAGGGCGATTGTGAAGACCTTCTCCGAGCCCATGAAGAACCTGGACGCGCTGATTTCCGAAGGCAAGTTCCACTTTAACGGCGATCCGGTCTTGACGTGGATGTTTTCGAACGTCGTCGCACACACGGACAACAAGGACAACGTGTACCCCAAGAAGGAACGGCCCGAGAACAAGATCGACGGCGTCGTCGCGCTCCTGATGTGCCTGGGCAGGGCGATGGCCGCCGACGCGCAGGCGGCATCGATCTACGAAAAGAGAGGACCGGTGTTCGTATGAAGGAATCCTGGCGGGAGATCCTCGGCTGGACGGGAGCGGCAATAGCGAGCGTCGGTCTCGGATGGATCTACCCTCCGCTCACCCCAATATCAATCGGCTGCTTTTTGATCTTCATCGCGGTGAGGGCTCGCTGATGGGAATTCTCACGAGGGCATTTGAGCGCAGATCAAACCTTGCAAATCCCGACCCCTGGCTCGTGTCACTCTTCGGAGGCCAGAAGACCGCGGCGGGAATATGCGTGTCGCCTGATACGGCTCTTCGTTTCACTGCCGTTTACGGTGCCGTGAGGATCCTGGCGGAGACGGTCGCAACATTGCCTCTCATCGTCTACCGGCGGCTGCCGAACGAGGGCAAAGAGCGGGCCACGGACTACTTCCTTTACGGGCTGCTTCATGACCAGCCGAACGAAGAGCAGACGCGCACGGAGTTTGTCGAGATGCTTCAGGGCCATCTCGCCTTGCGCGGCAACGCCTATGCCCAGATCGACAGGAAGGCAGGACAACCTGCGCGCCTGGTTCCGCTTCATCCCGACCGCGTGAAGGTCAATCGGGACCGAACCGGCGGGCTCGTCTACAAAGTGGCTCCGGATTCTGGCCCGCAGTACCAGCTTCGCAGGCAAGCGGGCGAGATCATGCATATCCGGGGGCTTTCCTCGGATGGCGTAACGGGACTGAACCCGATCGAGCTTTTCCGGGAGTCGGTGGCGCTCGGCCTCGCGTACGAAGAGTACTCGGCAAGATTGTTCGGCAATGGCGCGAACCTGCAGGGAGTGCTCGAAACGCCGCAGGCGATGAGCGACACGGCGCTGAAGCGCTTCAGGGAGATGTGGCAGCAGGTTTATGGAGGACTCGCCAACTCGGGCAAGACCGCGATCCTCGAAAGCGGCATGAAGTGGCAGGCGATCGGCATGCGGCCGGCCGATGCCGAGTTCATCGCTTCGCGCAAGTTCCAGGTTACGGAGATCGCCAGGATATTCCGGGTGCCGCCGCATATGCTGGCCGACCTCGAGCGGGCGACGTTTTCCAATATCGAGCACCAGTCGCTCGAATTCATCCGGGACACGATCCGTCCCTGGCTCGTACGCTGGGAGCAGGCGCTTACCCGCGACCTGATTCCCGCCGAGGATCGCGATAAGTACTTCGTGGAATTCCTGATCGACGGCCTGATGCGCGGCGACCTCAAATCGAGGTACGACTCCTATGCGATCGGGCGCAACAACGGGTGGCTTTCAGCGAACGACATCAGGCGGCTGGAGAACATGAATCCACTGCCATCCGAGCAGGGGGATGTGTACCTGATCCCGCTCAACATGGTTCCGGCGGGAACGGCAGCACAAAAGCCGGCAGAACAAAACCAGCCAGCTGAATAGGCCTCAAAACAGATTTGATTTGCCCAAGGGTCGCATCGCGGCCCTTTTTCATTTTTCGGAGTGCCGATGGATAGGAAAAAGGAAAGGCGCTTCACGGGCAGCTGCGAGCTGCGCACGATCGCGCCGGAAGAAGGCGGGCGAAAGAAGATCGCCGGCCACGCGGCGGTATTCAACTCCCTGTCAGAGGATCTGTGGGGCTTCCGAGAGAAGATCGCGCCGGGCGCCTTCAAGAACGCTCTGGCAAAGTCCGATATCCGGGCCCTTCTGAACCACGATCCCAACTTCGTGCTCGGGCGGACGAAGAATAGCACGCTGCGGGTTCATGAGGATGAGGCCGGCCTGGCCGTCGAGATCGATCCGCCCGAAACGGGCTGGGCCGACGACCTGCTCATTTCGATCGGCAGGGGCGACATCAGCCAGATGAGCTTCGCCTTCCGTGTGGGAGAGGACTCCTGGGAAACCGAGGACGGACTCAACATCCGCACGATCCTCAGCTTCGACGAGATCTTCGATGTTTCGCCCGTGACCTACCCGGCTTACCCGGAAACGGACGTAGCGCTCCGCGCCATGCCCGAAGTTGAAGCTTTCGATCTGAGAAAGTTAGCCTCGGCAGTCGTCAGGGCTGAGCGGCGGATGCGTCCCGAGCCGGAAGACGAATCCATCATCCGAGAATCCATCGCAACGTTGCAGTCGTTTCTTCCCCCTGCGCAGACAGGCGGGGAAAGTGAAGTTCCGCAGGAGGGCCCGCGCGCGCGGAGCCTGAATCAAATCATGCGCCGGCTCCGGGTTCTGGAGCTGGAGCAATCAATCTAAGGGAGACAATCCAATGAAGGATCTGAACGAGCTCCGCAGACGGCGGGGCGCAATCATCAAGGACATGCGGGCACTGACGGACAAGGCCGACGCGGAAAAGCGCGAGCTCACCGCAGAGGAAAACGACCAGTACTCCCGCATGGAAGCCGACCAGGAAAAGCTCCGCGCCGAAATCGAGCGCGAGGAGCGGCAGCAGAAGCTCGATCGTGAGCTCGAATCGTTCGACCGCGAACCGGGGCGGATGCCCGAGCCGGCGGCGGCAGGCGAGAGAAACACCAACCCTCGCGCCACGGAAGATTACCGGGCGCAGTTCAGCGACATGCTCTGCCGCGGCTATCGCCCGAGTGAGCACCGGGCGCTGCAGGCCGACAGCCAGGTCGGTGGCGGCTACCTCGTCGCCCCGGAGCAGTTCGTCAACAAGCTGATCGAGGCCTTGCGCGACCAGGTCTTCATCCGCCAGCTTTCGACCGTGATCCCGGTCCAGAGCGCCATGAGCCTCGGTGTTCCGGTACTCCAGACCCGCCCGGACGATGCCGACTGGACCGTGGAGTTGAAGACGGGGACGCCGGACACGGCGATGGGCTTCGCCAAGCGCGAGCTTCATCCGCACCCGGCAGCGAAACGGATTCTTGTTTCGACCTTCCTCCTCAACAACTCCGTGCTTTCAGCCGACCAGATCGTCCGCGACCAGCTGGCCTATAAGTTCGGAATCACCCAGGAGAAGGCGTTCATGACCGGGTCCGGCGCGGGCCAGCCGCTCGGCGTCTTCACGGCGAGCCCGAACGGAATCAACACCGACCGCGATGTTGCGACGGGAAACCTCGCGACAGCAATCGGAGCCGACGGTCTGATCAACGCGAAGTACGCACTGAAGGCCCAGTACCAGAAGACCGCGCGCTGGATCTTCCACCGCGACGCGATCAGCGGCATCCGGAAACTGAAGGACAAGAACGACCAGTACCTGTGGCAGCCGGGCCTCGTCGCGGACAGGCCGGACACGATCCTGGAGCTGCCGTTTTTCATGTCCGAGTATGCCCCGAACACGTTCACGACGGGATTGTACGTCGGCATCATCGGGGATTTCTCGTTCTACTGGATCGCGGACTCGATGGAGTTTTCCATCCAGGTGCTCAAGGAGCTGTACGCCGAGTCGAACCAGATCGGCTACATCGGCCGCATGGAGTGCGACGCCCAGCCGGTGCTGTCCGAAGCCTTCGTCCGAGTGAAGCTGGCGTAACCGATTGGGGGATCGAACGGGGCCGGGGGAAAGGGATCCGGCCCCATGGACAACGCATAAGGAGAACGACACATGAATCTCAGCAAAGCGGTAAAGGTGGCCCGGGTGCTCAATGGAGTAGCGGCGGGGACGACCGAGCAGACCGGTTCGGTGGTAGACACGCAAGGATTCGAGGGCGTGCAGTTCGTGGCCCTTTTCGGCGCTCTGACGGCGACGCAGGTGACAAGCGTGAAAGTCCAGCAGGGGAGCCTCGCCGACGGTTCGGACATGGCCGATTTGGCCGGAAGCCTGCACACGGCGCTTGCCGACGCGGACGGAAACAAGTGTCTGGTGACCGACCTCTTCCGCCCGCAGAAGCGCTACGTGCGCTGCGTCGTGGAGCGCGGGACGGCCAATGCCGTCATCGACGGAGCGATCGCCCTTTTGTATGGCCCGAGAGTGGAACCGGTGGCCAAGGACGCGACCGTGAAGTCGGTCAAGACTCTGATTTCACCCGACGAAGGGACGGCGTAAACGATGAAAGTCCGCCTGAAAACAACCATGGCGGGACCGGAGGGCGCGTTTCCGCCGGGATCGGTGATCGAAGCCTCCGCTGAGGAGGCCGAAATGCTGATCGCCGGCGGATTCGCCGAACCCATCGATGCCGCGCCTGCAATTCCTGAGGTCGAGACTGCGGCAATCGAGCCGGGTAGCCGCGCCGTGAAGCCTCCAGCCCGGGCGCGGAAAACGCCGTAGCCCGAAAGTGATCCGGATCGTGGTGCCGTTGGAGATCCAGCCTGGCCGCAGTGTTCGGCCGATCAAACCGCTGCTTTCCTGGGAACTCAAGCCGGGCATGGAAATCACGCTTCCCCCAGAAATTGAATCCATCCTTATCTGCGAGGGGCTGGCGGAACCGGTCCAATCGTCAGAGGTCAAATAGTGGGACTCAAACTCGTAACGCCTCCTGCGGTCGAGCCGGTCACGCTCGATGAAGCCAAGGCTCATCTGCGGCTTGATTCGAACGAGGACGACACCTATGTCTCGGCGCTGATCGCGGCGGCGCGGGAACGTGTCGAGCTATTCCTGCGCCGGGCGCTGATCACGCAGACCTTTGAGTTCACCCTGGACGGCTTCCCCGCGAGCCCGTCCCTTATTTTCTCAACTTCGGTGATCGACTTGCCGCGGCCTCCGCTGCAGTCGGTCGAATCGATCAAGTACATCGACACGGCGGGCTCCGAGCAGACCCTGCCTCCGGATTCTTATGTGATCGACGCCTCATCGGATGAGATCGGGCGCATCGCGCTCGCATGGACCCAGTACTGGCCCATCACCAGATGTTCGATCAATAGCGTTGTCATCCGATTTGTCGCCGGCTACGGCTATGCGCCGGAGGATGTCCCGCAGGTGATCAGGCAGGGGATTCTGATCGAGATCTCGAATCTGTACGAAAACCGCGAGGACATCGTTGTCGGGCAGAACATCTCGATGCTTTCGCTGTCAGAGCGGCTGCTTTGGCCGTATCGGGCGCTTTCGGTGGAATGATGCGCACCGGGCCGCTCCGTTGCAGGATCACGATCGAAGGTCCTGTGGAGACGCAGGGGTCAGACGGCTCGATCTCGACCACATGGGCTACGTTCACTGAAACCTCGGCCTCCATCGAGCCGCTTATCGGCCGCGAGTATTTTGCGCAGCAGCGGGAGCAGGCCACCGTGAGCCACAAGATCCGGATGCGGCACCAACCCGGGATTACCCACAAGATGCGCGTCGTCTGGGGAGCGAGGATTTTTGAGATCGAATCAGTCCTCAATGTCGGCGAACGCAACCGCGAAATCGTTCTGATGTGCCAGAAAAGCGTATGACGACAGCGACACTCGACGAAGGTGTCTTTGATTACCTGACATCCCATGCCGGCCTGGCCGCCCTCATAGGCACGCGCCTCCACCCGGACTACTTTTCCGAAGACGAGGAACTTCCCGCGATCGCGTACTCCCTCGAGGACGACCGCTCCACGCATACCCAGCAGGGGCCTTCAGCGCTGCGCCAGGCGATTTACCGGTTTGATATCTGGACCGACACGGCGGCAGAGGCCGTGGGAGTCATGAAGCAGTTGTGCGCGGCCCTCGACGGCTATCGGGGATCGTTCAAGGACATCCCCATCGTGGGAGTGTTCTTCGACGGCGCCGGGCGCAGCCGCGACCCAGACACGCAGACATTCAACGTTTCAATGCGATTCACGATTCATTACCAGGAGAAACTGACATGAGCGACGGTGTTATTGGTTTGGGGACCTTACTAAAAATCGGCGACGGCGCCTCCCCGGAGGTGTTCACGGCCATCGCCGAGGTCAAGGACATCAACGGCCCCGTGCTGAGCCGCGAGTTCGCGGAGTTCACGCACCAGCAGTCTACGGGTGGCTACCGCGAGTACAAGCCCACGTTCAAAGCCTCGGGCGACGTAACCTTTAAGTGCAACTTCCTGCCCGACGACGAAACGCAGGGTTTCAGCACGACCGGCCTCCTGAAGGACTACGAGGACGGCCAACTGCGCAATTTCGAGCTGCTCTTCCCCGATACCGGCGCCACGAAGGCTGCGTTTGCGGCATACGTGGCCAACATCAGCCCAGGGGCTCCCATCGCAGGCGCTCTCGAACTCAACGTTACCCTGCGCGTCACCGGGCCCGTGGTCTGGAGCTGAGGTCCAAATAGCTCCTGAAAAGTTTTCAGAACCTATCGCAGCGCCGGATAACAGTCTCACCACAAAACCTGGAGATAGATCATGACTCTTACAAAACAGCAGATCCTCGCGACCCCGCCGCGCTTGAAAGAAGTGGAAGTTCCCGAGTGGGGCGGGTCGGTATTCATCCGCCCGCTCACCATTCAGGAACAGGCCAAGCTCGCCGACCTCGGGACCAAGTACGAAAAAAGTTCAGTGGTCGACCGGATGAAAAACTGCACCCTGCGGCTTGTGCAGTGGTCCGTATGCGACGAGCAGGGGGCACCGCTATTCGAGGCGGCGGACCTCGAGCCTTTGATGAGCAAGGCCGCGAGCGCGTTCCTGCGCCTGCAGGACGCCATCCTCGCGCTTTCGGGCCTCACGGAAGAATCCCGCAAGGAACTGGAAAAAAACTTGCTGAGCGCCCCGAGCGACGGGCTCGATTCCGTTTAGCCGAGACGCTCGGCAGAACCGTGGCCGAACTGGAGGCAACGATGAGCTATGCGGAGTTCATCGAGTGGATCGCTTATTTCCAGGCTGAATCCGCCGGCGGATCTCCGTCGGTTCCCCACTGGCAGAAGATGATGCAGTCCATGCGGCTCGTGACTGAATTCCAGAAGGCGAAACAGTAAATGGCCGGCATTGAGATCAAGGGTTTCGAGGAACTCAGGCGTAACACCGAGCACATCTGCAAGGACGTCCTCGACCGCGCGATCCAGGCGGCCGAGGATGCAGCGGCGCAGGTCATCAGGCAGGCTGTCGAAGCATCCGCGCCCCGCCGCACGGGGCAGCTCGCCAAGAGTGTCATCGTCTACGAAAGCGTGAACCGGAAAGCCCTTACCGGCTCTGCCCGCAGGCGGCTGCTCGTCGGCCCGGAGAAGCGCAAAGGCTTCTACGGGTACTTCTACAACTTCGGCCGCAAGGGGCAGCCCGCCAGACCGTGGTTTGAAACCGCTTCCGCAGGCGTGGAAGAACAGGCCATGGAAGCGGGAATCGCCGCATTCCAACAAGTGATCGAGCAGGAACTCGGGAAGTAAATGCCCACCATCGGCAGGCTTTTTTATGAGATCGGCGGCGACACCGACCGGCTCCAGGCCGATCTGCGCCAGGCCGTTGAAATGGCCAAGAACGCAGGCCTCGACGTCAAGCGCGCCGGGCAGTCCTTCCTCGCTTCCTTCAACGAAGCCCTCAACCCCACGGGCATCCTGACCGAGAAGCTCAAGCTTCTGGAGGCCGCCGGCAAATCGAGCGGCGACATCATCGCGGTCATGGGCGGCCAGATCAAATCAGCTGCTGAGACCGCGAAAGCACACAGCCAGGCGATCGATCCGCTTGTTCAGAAATACGCTGACCTCGCGAATGCGGCCAAGGGCGGCGGCTTCTCCCTGGAAAGCCTCGGCAAGACTCTCACCAGCTTCGTCCAGAGTCCGGTGTCGGCCGCGAAGGAAGGGATCGCGGGCTTTGCCGAAAAGCTCGGCCCCGCGGCAGTCGGTCTCATGGGGATTGCATCGGCTGCCGTTGCGGCGGGTGTTGCCATTTTCAAGGTTGCCGAAAGCACCGCGGAGGAAGCGGAGCAGATCATGAACCTTTCCTTGCGCACCGGCATCGGTGTCGAGCGCGTCCAGAGCCTGCAGAAAGCTGCCGAGCTCATGGGGGCGAGCGGCGAAACGGTCGTTTCGGCGGTCTCAAAGATCAACCGGGAGCTTGGGAAGTTCGGTACCGGCGGCGAGTTCACCAAAGGGATCACCTCTCTCGGCATCTCCCTGGAAGACGCCTCGGGCAAGTCCAAGACCGCGATCGACCTCCTCGGAGAGCTCCGCACGAAGCTCCTCGCCATCGAGGATCCCGCGGAACGCGCCCAGGTCGCTGCCGCCGTCCTCGGCAGGCGCAACCAGGAACTCGCGCCGCTACTCTTGAACTCGCAGGAAAACCTCTTCGAGCTGGCAAAGCAGCTCGAGGAAACCGGCGCGGTCATGGACAAGGTTGCGATCGACCAGGCCATGAAGCTCGACCAGAAGCTGGATGTCCTCGCCGCGCGCTTCGCCACGGTCAAGACCGTCGCGAAGGAGGCGGCAGTCGAGACTGCTCTCGCGGTAAGCGACATCTTCACCGGGGATTTCTGGAAGCTCCTGGCAGCGAACCTGGCCAAGGGCGCCGGGATGCAGAGCGCGCAGCTTGCATCGCTTCAGATGAGGATCAAAGAGACGGTGGACGCAGCGGCCGAAGCGGCCAAGAAGCAGGAGGATGCCGGTAAGAAATCGGCAGACGCGGCAGGCCTCGCCCGCATGAAGGAGGAGGAACTCTACAACGAGCGGCTGAAGCTTCTATCCCAGGGCAAGGAGAACGTCGATCTCCTCCTGAAACTGCAGGACGCGCAGGAAAAGTTTAATACGGCGATCGAGAAGGGACTGAGCCACAAGGAAAGAGAGAAGGCGCTTAACGCGGTGCTTACGATCCGGGAGGAGATCAAGGCACGGGAGGAAGCGACCAAGGGCCTCTCGGAATGGATCGAGAAGATCCGGGGACTGAAACCGCTTGATGCATCGAGCCTTGCGCCTTCGGACATGCTCAAAAAGCAGATCGAACAGGCAAAGACACAAATCGACTCGCTCAGAGAGGCCTTTGCTGCCCCCGGGGGAAAATCCCGGGAGGAACTTGAGTGGCTGCAGGCCCAGGTCACGGCCAATGAAGAGAAAGTGTCGCAACTGACCGAGCAAAAGGCGCTCCTGGAGCACATCGCCGGCCAGGTCACGGCGATCACGCTTGCTGACGACAAGGACTTGGCGGCGCTCGGGAACACCGTCGCCGCGCGCGAGAAGATCCTCCACCAGGTGACCGAAGCCGAGAAAGCCCTCAAGTCCATAAACCAGGACATGGAACAGACGGCAAAGATCCAGGCCAACATCGACCGGATCGGCCACGCCGCGCTCGTCCCCAACCAGAAGGATATCGAAGCCGGCCTGAAGAAGGCTGACGCGGACATCCTGAAGCGCCTCCGGGAGTATGCCGCGGTCGAGGACGCGATCGACAAAGCCGCCACCACCTCGAAGCTCGAACAGCTGCGCCTGCAGGAACAGATCGTCGGGACCGTGATCCCGATGAACAAGGATCAGCGCGAGCAGATCGAGATTGAGAAGATCCACCTGCAGTTCGCGATAAAAGCGGAAGAGACCCGGGTGCGGTTCACGCAGATCCGAGCCGAGCTGATGGACAAGATCAACAAGCTCGATCCCTCGGACCCACTGCGGAGCAAGGCGCTCGACGACATGTCGAAGCTGGCGGCAGCCGAGAACGAGCAGCTGGCCATCCTGCAGAAGCTCGAAGGCGCTGAGGTCTTGAAGGAACACAAGAAGGACATCATCGAAGCCGCCCAGGAGATCCGTAACCAGGTCAGCACGGTCGTGAACGACTTCGGCAAGAAGGTGGCCGATTCGATCGTCCACTGGAAGAGCCTTGGCAGCGCCGTGAAGGATTTCTTCACGAGCCTGGCGGAATCGACGCTGCGGATCGTCATGGAAAGGCTCTTCAAGCCGCTGCAGTCGTCCATCGAAAAGGTCATCGACTCCCTGTTCGAAAAGCTCTTCAACCCGGGTGCCAAAAAGGCATCCGGATCGAATCCGGTCCCAGAGGCCGGTTCCTGGGGGAACCTCCTGGGGACGGCCGGGAGCGGCTTGCCGGACTGGCTCAAGGCTGCCACCACCCCAGCTGAAGCGGGGCCGAGCATCTCGGGGATCCTCGCGGCGGGAAATCCACTCCTTCAGGTGTATTCGCCTGCGGAGTATCCCTCGGCACAGTCATCGCCGGATTTCGTCGGCCCGACGCTCGACATGGTGAAGGGCGGAAGCACGGGCGGCATATTCGGCGTAGGAGGGACTGCTGGCTCCCTGATCCAGGGCGGACTCATGGCCGGCGGCACGGCGGCGTTCCTCGATTCGTTCAGCCAGAAAGGGGTTCGGGGCTGGGCCGAGGCCATCGGAGGAGGAGCTGCGATCGGCGCAGCGATCGGGTCGGTAGTCCCGGTCATCGGGGCGGCAATCGGTGCCGCCGCGGGGGCTCTTGCCAAAGGAATCCAGGCTCTGGTCGGCGCGATCAAAGGCAAGAACGCCTACCAGGCTGGTGCGATGGAACTCGGCCGGGACTTCGGCGGCATCAGCATGTCCCCGGACGACTTCAAGAAGTGGCTCGAGGGGGTGGGGATATCTGAGAACCAAGCCTACCCGATCCGGAAGGATATCGAGTCGAGTTCGAAATTCCTGGCCGAGGTGGCCGGCCCCCTGGCCGCGGCGCAGGGCAAGACCCAGGAATTCCTGAAGTCTCTCGAAGCGGTCAAGACGGCCTGGGGAACGTTCGATTTCCGGAAGCAGTACGAGTTGGGCGAACTGACCGGCGATTGGACGGCTCTCGACGAGGCGTTCAAGGCTGCTTTCAAGGACTCGCAGGCGTTGAACCAGAATGTCCCGGACTGGCAAACGAAGCTCACGATGCTCGGGGACCAGACTAAGAAGACCGCCGCAGAGTTCCAGAACCTCTACAAGCAGTTCGAAGAAAATAAGACAGTCTCGGACGAGTTCGCGGATTTCCTGAAAAAGAACGCGGATGCGCTCGACGAAGCGGCGAAATCATCCTCGGCTTTCGCGGATGAGCTCGCGGCTGCCAGGAAAGCCCTAGAGATCAAACCCCTGCTCGACGGCCTGAAAAGCCTCCGGGATGGGATCTCCGGAATGATCCCCGCGGTTGAGACGATGTACGACCGGTTTCTCAAGACCGGTGACATCACGGACGCCTTTGCCGCGAAGATTACGGAACTCGGCGGGGACATCTCGAAGTTCACCGAGGTGTCGGGGCTCGTGAAGCTCGACAGCTACTTCGCGGAGATGGTCCAGCACTTTAGGGACACGGGCGAGATCCTCCCTGACCTTCGCGACCTCTTCCAGCAGTTTGGCGGCGATTTGTCGGCACTGGACAAAGCCGCGGATCTCCCGGGCCTAAAGTCTTCACTGGGTTTCATTCAGGATCTTTCGGACGAGCTCACCAAGTTCCTGCCGGAACAGACCGCCATCCAGAAGCTGATGGCAGGAACCATGGACCAGTCCGTCATCGACGCACTCACGGGCGCAGGAATCGCTCCCGAAAGCCTGACGAAAATCACCGGCCTTCTGAAGATGGAGACCGGCTGGGACGACGCGGTGAAGCAGTTCCAGCAGTCGGGGAAGCTGCTCCAGGGCGGGCTGCTCGAGCAGGCTCTTCAACAGTATGGCGGAAGCGCCGGCCAAACCGCCGTATCCCGATCCGGCCAGGGTTTCAACACCGTCACCGACCAGCTGCTCGCCGGGACCAAGGCCGCGATGGATGCCGCGTTCCGGACCGAGCGCACCGGCATCCTCGACATCCTGAAGCAGGCTGCGGGAGACATCACCAAGCAGGTTGGCGACATCACGAAGCCGATCGAGGACCAGTTCACCGTCGTGAGCGAAAACATCCAGACGGCGTTTCAGGCGGCAGCCGCCGCTGCCATCGCCGAACTCGACAAGATCCTGGCCAAGATCGAAGAGATCAAGAACGCGGCCAAGGACATAGTGCCTGAACCCGTGACGCCTGGCGCAGGCGACACTTTGCCCGTGGAACCGGGGCCGGCTGAGCCTGTCCCCCCGGCCGAAGCTTCGCAGGGCACTTATATCGACCTGCGCGGCGCCACGATTTTCGGGTACGACGAGTTTGCCCGGCGCGTAGCCGAGGCTCAAGCAATGAACGCCCGCCGCGCCGGGCTCGCGCCGGCGTAGCTCATCGGCAGAGCAGTCGCTCTGTAAGCGACGGATTCCGGTTCGAATCCGGACGCCGGCTCCATTCAAGTAACACAGATCGCCACAAACCAGGAGGGATTGCGTGAAGAGATTTCTTCTTTGCAGTATCTGTCTGCTCATTCTGCTCAGTCCATGCATGACGTTCGCCGCTTCCGCGCGCGTCGTCGCGTTCCAGGGGACATCCGGCAACACCGTCACACTTGCCTGGGACGCCAACACGGAACCGGACCTCGCCGGCTACAAGGTCTACTGGGGCCGGTCCTCGCGTCACTACGACAACTCCCCCGTGCCGACCGTGGCACCCAGCGCAAATCCCACGTTCACGACTCCCACGCTTCCGAACGGGACGTGGTATTTCGCGGTTACGGCCTACAACACCGCGGGACTCGAAAGCGACTACTCGAACGAGGTCTCCAAGACGATTGCCACCGCCCCCGCACCGCCAAAAGGCCTTCGCATCTGGATCGTCGAAGCGATCGCATGGGTTTTCCGTCACCTGAAATTCTGGGCATGAGTTGACTTTGCTGGCCCGCCCTCAAATGCCGAAAGGGGCGGAGATCGCTCTCCCAAGGGGTTGAGCCACGCCGCGGCGGGCCGGCAATCCGATAAATCATGATCACAGCAACCTATCGCTACTACGTCGACTGGGACAATGACGGCGACTTCAGCCTTCCCGGCGAGGATGTCTCCGCATTTGTCTTCGAAGCCTCGTGGGAGTATGGGCGCGACTACGCCTCCCAGCTGAACGGACGCAGCAAGGCCGGGAGCTGCCGCCTTAGCCTCGACAACTCCGACAGCCGGTTCTCGCCCTTCAATATTTCGAGTCCGATTTACGGCCAGATGCTCCCCGGCCGCCGCATCCGCATCACGATGCAGATCGGAAGCGGGTCGGAAGTGACGATGTGGCAGGGTTTCCTCGAATCCATTTCCCCGACCGTCGGGCCGATGGTGCGGGTGTCGACAGCCGAACTTCTTGCATATGGCTCGCTTGCCCACAGATCGCTGCAAGGCCAGGTGTCGGTCCCGATGCACACCGACATCAAGACCGGCGACGCGATCACCGAGGTTCTCGACCAGGCGCAGTTCCCGGTTGGCGAGAGAGTCATCGATGCCGGACAGGGCACGATGTCCCGGTGGTGGGACCAGGGAAACGCAATCCAGGCGCTTCGCGACCTCGAGGAGACAGAAGCCGGTTTCCTGCGCGAAACCAAGGACGGAAAGATTGCCTTTGAAGACCGCGCCCATCGCCTTTCCGGTCCGCATACGGCTTCGCAGGCCACATTCGGCGGCGGCAGCCTGGTCCTGTGGAACCCGCAGCAGGGCGATTCCTCGAAGGGCATCTTTAATTACATCGAGGCCGCGGTCAGGAGCTTCGACGTTTCCGAGGAAATGGTCCTCTGGACGCTCGCCGGGACGCCGCCTGCAATCGCTCCCGGGGCCACGCTGTCAATCAAAGGCCAGTTCCCCAACCCCACGTCTCAGAGCGGCTACCTTGCAGTATCGGAATGGACGATTACAGACTACCAGGCAAACAGCCAGGCCGACGACGGCGGCAGCGATCTCACCGAGCACGTCGATGCGGTTGCCACGAAGAGTGCGATCGAGATCCTGCTCGAGTTCACGAACAACGGCACCGAAACTGCCTATCTCACCCTGTGCCGCTGCCATGGCGTCGCCGTCATTGAAAGCGATCCTGTCAAGGTCTGGGCCGAGGATGACGAAAGCAAGGATCGATTCGGCTACCTGCCGTACACCAATGTCGGCAAATTCCTGACGAACATCGCCGAGGCGCAGGATCGCTGCGATCACTTCCTTGCCATCTACAAAGACCCGGTCCCGATCATCTCGTTCGATCTCAAGGCGAACTATGATTCGGCGCACCTTGCCGAAGCCCAGATCCGGGACGTCAGCGACCGCATCACCATCACGGCGGGAGCTCCCTATGGCCTCTACATCGATGAGGATTTCTTCGTCGAGTGGATCCGCCATAGCGTGGGCAGGGACAAGCTCCATGTCATGACCCTGCTTTGCTCCTCGGTTGTCTCGCACCACTGGCCTGCAAGCGGCACCCCCTACGAACCCAAGGTCATCCCGCCGCCCACTACCGGCGGCTCACCGCATGTGCCCGACGATCTTTGGACGAACGCAATCGCCTCGGGCCTGCGCCTCGCGATCGGCGCCGTGGCCGACAAGTGGAACGTGGACATCGACGAAGCGGAGATGCGGGCGAAGCTCTTCGCTGAGGGCTTCTCCGAGACGAGCGTGGACCTGCGCACGCCGGCCGAGGGCGGCACGCTCGTGCACAACGGCACGGACACGTGGGTGGTCACGGGCCTTGCGGCAGGCAAGTTCGGCATCGCAAAGCGGGTAAAGGTGGAAACCCCGGGACGCCTGTACTTTGCGTTCAGGCTGCACAACACCAAGGGCTGGAGCGTGTGGACCGACGGCAACGACACTCCGGAAGTGGTGCTCGACTACCTCGACACGGAAGACCCTGATGCCGCTGACATGGGGCCGCCTGAAGACTGGGCAGTGGAAGTGATCAAAGGCTCGTCACCGAACTCGTGCCGGATCGTCGCGTCGCGCCCGAAGGTCAACGGTCACAAGATCCTCTTCGGAGTCTTTCAGATCAGGGATTCATCGGTTGGTCAGTGGCGCGGTATCGCGGACGATTCGGGCGTAGCTGGAGGCGCCGAGGTCTGGTACGACGGTAGCGCGCAGGCTCACATTTTCGATCCGGTCAACTTCACGATAACCATCGGTCCTGGCGGTCCGGTCGACTATGGCGCAGATGTGATTGCAAACGGCGGCCTGCTGCTCATGGATGTGCGCTGCGGCCAGTTCCATCACGACTGGGTCATCTGGAACGGCCTCGCGCCGTCGCAAGTCGACGGCAACGTCCTGCGCGGCTGCGGCGTGGAGCCGGACGTGGGCAATCCCGACGAGAACGGACTCTACCAGGACGTGCGCATCATGATCGTAAAGCCGCCTTGGACGTGGACAGGTGAAGGACACCAGGACAATCAGCCCGGGATGGGTGAATGGGGCGGCGAGTACTGGAAGAACGGCGGCGACAAGGACACGCAGACATTCGAGAGCGAAGACATCCTATATGACCCGGCAGTGAGTTATGAAGACCTGCAGGGGCGCGTGTGGTTCGGAAACGCGCTTTGCTTCTCGGACGACGACACCTATTCGGCCTGCCCGAAAGACCCGGGCGACCCGACGGACCCCGGGGTCATCATCGTCAAGTGGAGCTCGCACATCGTCATCGACTGCAACCTGGGCAGCATCTTCTACCTGCTGCTGACGGCGGACGCAATCCTCGATCCGCTGGTGAACGCGAAACACTGCAAGCCCATCATCCTCATCGTTCAGCAGGACAGCGTGGGCGGCCACAGGCTCACGCTTGATGATATCTACAACACCGGCATCGACATCGACGATGTCGCGCTGTCTGGCGAACCGGATGGGCGCGACTACTTCGGGTTCATGCATAACGCGGATTATGAAGAAACGGATGTGGTTGCTTTCGTGAGGGGCTACTGATGGCGGTGCCGGCCTTTCTCAACGCGCCTTTCCGGTCGCTGAAGATCACGATCACGGACGTGGCGGACATCATCACGAATCTCCGGAGCGAGCTCCTGGCGCTGGCCGATCCCTGGACGGAGCCGGTGGCCGGCACGTTTAAGTCTCCGGCGCGCGCCGACGGCGTGTTCTTCACCGTCACTGTGGCGAGAATCATCGTCACACGCATCAGCTATGTCGTAAAGGATCACCAGGGGCTGCTTATCAACAACGACACGGACACGCGGCAGGACATTAAGGCTTCGGGCACGACCGATGTCTACATCTACACGAGTCCGTTTTACGTGATCGTCGACTCAGCCGGGGCGACGGCTGGCACGCCGGAATGCTGGGGCGCCGGCATAGCGTGTCGCGAGCCCGAGCCGTTGGCCATTCCGCGTCCCAGCTATTGGGCGTCGCGCGGTCCCCGGCACGCGGCAGGCGCGTACGCGCTAACGTATAACGCGTGGTGGTACACATGGTATTTAAGCGTCGGGGCGACTGCCTACGCGACGGACAACTACGGCATCCTCAACCTTCGCTCAAAGGCAACAAACTACTACCTCGACCGCTTCTCGATGTGCGGCACCCTGATGTTCATCTCGATGGAAATGTGCGCTGCCTCGTGGCTGCTGGGACGCAGGTTCAACATGGTGATCTCTGACGGAATTCAGCCGGATCAGAGCGAGTGGTCGGTCCCATTGGACGCGGAAACGGTGGGCACGTTCCGCGCGCTGGGCTGGGGTGTGTTGGGAGGCGGCGTCTCCGTCCACTACGAACAAAAGGTCTACGTGAGGGTTGCCTGATGGCAGTGCCTTCCTACCTGAACACCGGCTTTCGCTACTTCGAGCGCGTCGGCGTGTCGGACGTTCAGCAGATCATCGACGATGTCGAGGACGAGGTGCTGGCGAGCTCGGGGCTGGGTGATGTGGCGTGGTCGTCGTGGACGAATCCAGGTGCGGGGTTATACAAGTCCCCGGTGGATGCATGGAACCGCTTCATGGACGTGCTATTGACGAGGGTTACGCAGCAAAAACTCGAAATGAGGCTGCGCAACCAGAACGCCGAAACGATCATGACCCGCCGCATCATCCTGTCCTCTTCCTATACCTGGACCGTGCGCATCTACAGCGGACCCTACCACCTGCTCATCGATGTCTACATGGGAGGCGCGCCCAGCCAGGGCTTTAGCGCCGGCATCCTTGACCTGAGCCCCGATCCGCAGGACTGCCACAGCCTTTACGTTTACGGCACCGGCCCATATGACACCTCGGACTTCAACGACAACACCGACAACGCAGACAGCGCGTTCATAAAGGCTGGGACAAGCGCGGCCGGGCACACCAACTGCGTAGCTCTGTATGGCGTGGTCGGTAGCGGCGGTGGATTCGGATACAGAACCTTGAGCGGGGCGCGCGTGCACCGCACCAGGGAGTTCTGGACGCAGCAGATAGGCGCGTCCGGCATGTACGGTTATTACCACCACGCGGGAATCGCGTACCAGCAGTTGTGGTGTCCAACGGCAATGTGCAAGGAAGGCAGCAAGCAGTTTGTGCCGATCGACACTGGCAAGCTCGGCGTCTTTCGTGTCATCGGCGCGGCGCCGCGGCCGGAATCTAACTGGGCGGTTTGCGCGAGGATGGCCTGAATGAGCGTGCTGCCCTGCTACAACACCTCGTTCCGTTACCTGAACACTGCCGGAGTCACGGACGTGCAGACGATCATAAACGATCTGTACGCGGAGTTGGTGGCGCATGGAGGCTGGACCTGCACGGTTGGTGGCATCGGGGCATCGCCGACGGAGTTCAAGTCGCCAGCCCGCGCTGATGGGGCATTCTTCACGATCAACCTCACGCGCACGTCCGCCACGCGCCTCTCGTGGATCATCAAGGACCAGTACGGGATCCTGGTCAATAACCAGACCACGACCAAGCAGGACATCGACGCCGGCGGCAGTTCAATCGACTACTTTACCGGTCCGATGCATGTGTGCGTGAACGCGCTGCGGGCCACTCCCGAGACCATGCACTGCGGCATGGCCGAGCAGTCGCCCGAAGGAAGCGACTCCATTCCATATGCGGTTATCTGGGCGCACCGGGGGCCGAGGAATGACGCGGGCACGCTGGCGGCGGACCGCTATTGGAATACTGTCTTTCTGAGGCTTAATGCCGCGACTACGTACTACGCTTCTGCAACTAACTCAATCATGAGGGGCAGGCTGACCAGCGCGCGCACGCGCAGCCAGACGATCGCCGGCACCTGGCAGTTCTTTCCATTGGAGTTCCTGGACTACTCCAACTACACCTGGATGGGCCGCGCCGCCCAGTGCGTGCTTGTGGACCAGTCGCAGTTTGCCCCGGGCGCCGAGATCACGGTGCCCTTGGGCGGCGCTGCCACGGGCGTTTTCAAGGTGGATGGCTGCCTGGCGACTTCCGGGTTGAGAACGGCATGGAGGAGAGGCTAGATGGCAGCCCCAACCTTCCTGTCGTCGAGCTTCGCCTATTTTGAGCGGCAGGGCGTGAGCGACGTGCAGACGATCATGGATGACATCGACCACCAGGTGAAAAACCACACGACGCCGGCGTGGACAAACCCGGGCGCGGGCCTCTACAAGTCGCCGGTGGATTCGAGCGGGCGATTCTTCGACGTGCTGTTGACGAGAATTACACAGTACAAGCTCGAGTGGCGCGTGCGCGACTACAACGCGAACACGATTTGCACCAGGCGCATTAACCTGCCATCGACCAACACATGGACCGTGCACCTGTGGTTCGGCGAAAACCACCTGGAGGTTGGTGTCGATTGCGGATCGGCGGTGCCGGAGTTCCTGACGGCTGGACTGCTCGACTGCTCGCCGGATTCGCAAAGCTCTCACACACACAATGTCTATGGCCACGGCAGCCGCACGAATGCCGATGTTGCGGACGGATATGCCACCGTCGCCTATGCGATCATGTGGGACGGCGGTGCCGCCGGCGCAGCCTACACAATCCGCCTGCAGGCCTTCTGCCCCCAGTCATACGGGCAGGCCGCCGTGCTAACTATGAATGGCGCGCGGATGTACCGCGAAGCGGCATATTTCGCCCTGGCGACGGGCGAAGCGACAAACCACAAGATCGCCGGCAGGCGCTACCACACACTCATTTGCGATGCCAACCTGCCGCACTTCTCCCGGATCACGGTGCCGATCGACCTCGGCGTGTCAGGCACTTTTATGGTGACGGGCCAGGCCGCAAGTGGGGGCCAGAGGCTCTGCATGAGGATTGCGTAGCGGTGCGGCTCCAGATCAAGAAGCTCTCGGAAACGCGCCTCGATGAAGGACTGGCGACGACCGTCAATGCAGCCAGCGCCTCGAACATGATGGCCGAGTTTGCGGCGATCGAAAAAACGGAGTGCATGTTCGAGTTTGCCTCGCTGAACAAGCTCGAACAGAGCATCGACCTTTGGAACCTGCGCATCCGCACCTGGGACACCCAGCACGAGCACTGGGGCACAAGCAAGCCCCCGGAAGACTTCCCGGCGCCCGAATGCATCAACCTGCTTCACGCGGAAACGCAGTGGTACCAGGTCACGCTGATCGGCGCGGCCAACAAGGCAAACTGCGACATCTCGGCAAGCGCGACCAGCGTGAACGTCTATGACGGCATGAACGGCCCCCCGCCGGGGAACATCTCGCCTCCTGGCGGCGGCGTGATCATGATGACGGATGAGCATGCGCATTACGGGAGCCGCGGCGCTACCAGTTACAGCCAGCTCGTGCGCGGCTGGGACAACACGGTGCCTGCCTCGCATTACGGCCACGACATGGGCGCGCAGAGCCCCGGCCCTCCCCCGATTCCGCCGGACACGAGGCATGACCCGGTTTTCATGAAGAAGTTCAGCACCTCGCTGACGCACTTCATTTCGATGGCGAGCGAACAGACCGTAATGCTGCCGCGGCCGCTCAATTACTCGCCTTCCGGGTCCCGCAGCGGCATCTTCATGCCGATCATCCTTCGTTACCTTGCGGACAGGCGGATCTCAAAGACGCTGAGCACAGTGCGACGCCGGACCCTGGGGACACCGGCATAAGCAGGGCGATGACCTATACGCTGGAGGGCATGGAGTGGGAGAAGTGGGAAAACTGATACTTGAGGGCGCGGCCGGCGCCTTGATCGAAATCGTGATCCTGGTGGTGACCGGAGTGGTTCTCCTGGATCGCGTCAAAAACCTGACCCGGGACCTCAATACGAGGGTGGGCGCATTGGAGCACTGGCGCGACGAGCACATATCGAGCACCCAGCCGCACGCAGTCTGCATCCTCGAGGACCGCAGGAAGCTCGATGAGCACGAACGTCTGGAAAGGATCGAACGCAAGATTGACCGCCTCGAAGAGCGAATCGATGCCCTGACCGAGAAGATCCATGAGCGAAACTGAGATCCTGCGGTTCATCAGGGAGACCTATGGCGGGATGATCGCCGACGCTGCCTTGAAGCACCGCCACCGGCCCGAGGTCCTCGCCGGGATCATCATGCGTGAAACGCAGGGCGGCCTGTCCTCTTTGCTCGATCAGCCGGGGCCGGAGGGCCGCGGCGACCGCGATAAGGAAGGCCGATACCATGGCCACGGCTTATGTCAGATCGACGACCGCTCCTTCCCGGAATTCTGCGCTGGCCCGGACTGGAAGGATCCCACGAAAAACATAGAAATGGGTGCCTGGGTGCTTGCCCGGAAGCGCGCCTTCCTCGCGGCAAGAACACTCAGCTTAACGCTCCCGTTAGATGATCTCGAAAGGGCTGCGATTGCGGCATACAACGCAGGCGAGGGCCGGGTTCTCAAAGTCATCGAGCAGGGCCTTGACGTCGATATCCGCACCGCGCACGGCAACTACTCCCGCGAGGTTCTGCGATTCGCGGACCTGTATCTGAAACTGGAGGTTTGAGACATGGATTGGCACGATTGGCTACGCAACGACAAAACGCTGCTTGCGCTGCTGATGATGGCCTTCATCGCTGTCTGGTGCTTCACACGCTACGATAAACTCCTCGATATTGTCACGACGCTGGAGGGCGCCCTCATCGCCCTGATCACGGGCCAGGTGCTGCGACGGGGAAACGGAACCGGCACGAGCACCCAGGACCAACCCAAGTGAAGAAGTTCACTGATTGCCTGAAATGCCTTTGCCTGTTGGCAGCGGCTTTCGCCCTGGTCGAAGCCGGCCTGGCATTCCGGAATATCGGACGGGCTTCTTCAGCGGCTATGACAACGGTCGACAATGTCGCCGAAGAGATGGAGAAGACCGCGGCTGTGGTTTCGGAATACGCTCGATACCAGACGCAGCAGCTCCAGGATCCCCGCAACCGAAAGGCGCTCGACGCCGGCATCCAGGCCCTTGCCGTGTTCAACGGCACCGGCAGGCTCATCAACCGGCAGGTGATCCCCCGGGCGATGGAGGTACTTGACAGCCTATCGAATGCTACGGCCTCCCTCGACCGGGCAATCCAGGCAACGGACCAATCAGTAAACGGCGACCTGCTCCCGGAATCTAAGCGGTTGCTTGCCGGAACCACCGATGCCGTTGCATCCACCCGGAAATCAGTCGACGAGACCACGGCACTGATCCTCCAGGCCGGCAACGATATCCACACGATCCTTTCGGATCCAGCCCTGAAATCCATCCTGGTCGAAACCCGGGAGATCGCGACGCATGCCGACGGCATCGCATCGAACCTCGAGGAGGCATCCAAGCGGATGCCCCTTATCGCCGCTGATGTCGAGCGAATCGCCGCGACCAGTTCCCGTTATCGCAAGGCAATTTTGTTGAGTCAAATCCTGTCCGCCCTCGCGCGGGCATTCTTCTAGGAGAAAACATGATCAATCTGTTGAAGCGCATCGGCGGCACCCTGAAGGACGCCGTGGTTCAAATTTTCGGCCTACAGGTAGTTTTCGGCCCCGGAACCGGGGAAATCAAGAAGGCAGCTATCATGGATTTCCTGAAGAACGCGATCGGTGTCGGCGAGCTGGCCCTCGGCCGTGACATCGTCGATGAGGCGGAATTTATTGCTGGCCTTGACCAGGCGGCTGAAGGTGTGTTGCGCTCCCTTAAGGCCACCAACCTGTGGCAAAAGACTTTTGGTGCGAACAAGCCTGCGTAACGGAATCGCATGATCTTCGAGCGACCGACATGGTCGCCAACTGGACCCGATACCTGGCAATGCCCCCAGAAATCCGATCCCTTCCCCTGTTCGCCGCCAAGCTTGCGCGTCAGGTCTAAGTCAAAGTGCCACTCTATCTTAGAAAGACGTCGTGTTTGCTGCCTCGGTTAGCCCTGGCAGCCGTGTGCTACACTAAAATGATCACAGGGTTCGATCCGACGGAAGGGCATCCCCTCTGCCGGAAAGGACTCTTGGTTGTAAAAGCGCATGCCGATCTGTAAGATGGCGGTTTCAAAATTCTGATTGGCACTTGCGCTGCCCAGGTGGCCCGATGGATTCTCTAACGCCCTCGAAGTTTGTCGAGTGGGCGGTTTGGTATGCTGAACAGTACGGTGCAAACCTTACTCCCATTCGCATAGTAAAATTCCTTTATCTGCTCGATCTCTATTACGCACGCCAGAGCGGCGGAAAGATTTTGACCGGATGGCGGTGGAGGTTCATACACTATGGACCTTTCTGCGGCGAGGCGCTGGATGCAATTTCGGAGGCTGAAACGGCAGGGCTCATTGCTGGCCAAGTGTTTTCAAGCAGATTTGACAAAGACGGCAGATATTATCGGCACTCCGGAGAAGAAGCGCCCGAGGAGATTCCAGACCTTTTGCCTCAATACGTCTGCAGCGAAATCAAGCATGCAGTTAAACTGTGGGCAGATGATACGTACGGATTGCTCAACTTCGTCTACTTCAACACGGAGCCTATGATTTCTGCACTCCCTGCTCAGACGCTAGACTTCTCTTCGGCAGAGAAACCCCTTGTCGAAAAGCCAATCGCGATGATCCCCCTCTCCAAAAAGAAGCTAAAGAAAGCCAATGAGTTATTGGGGAAATTGCGCGCTGCGCAGCAGCGACAGCTTGCACGAAATGACGAGATTGCCAGCAAGGGCCTTCAAGATGCAGCTTATCTTGAGGCACTTCGCGCTCTTGAAGATACAGAGACCCTCATTTCTTTCAGTGGCACTCTTGATCTCACCTCCTAGGCGGCGATGGGAATAACTCAGATAATCGATCCCTTTTACAGAAACCTCGATCCACAGTCCTTCAGAAAGCAATTCCAAAATGGTCAGATTGCGTGGGTGCCCGCTGCATTTTCCGTGGGACTCCCTATGGTCATGGAGGTCGAGCGAGACACCCCCCAAGATCACTTCGCATCGAGATTCAAAATACGTCCAATGCTGGATACGGATTTTCGAAAGCGCAGTAAATTACCAATAAAACTGCTGAACCTTGGGGAGACAGAGGAGCTCATTGTAAGCCGGAGCAAACTCCGCCCTGCACTCGTCTTTTTGGCTTCTCCGAGCGTGTTCCCTGATTTGACCAAGGATCTCAAGAAGTTCGGCAAAGGATATCTGGAAGAAGACTGCGTGGCTGTGATTCCGCTATATAGTATTCAAAAGTTCGACAACGACACAGGATTTCCCGCTGTTATGATCGCCAGAATCAAGGCGCTCATGTACAACCAGTTTTTCTTCTGTCCAAAGCGGATTTCCGCCCTTCCCTACGACAGTCTCGCGAGGTTGGACAGGTTGTTTTTCATGCGACCAATCCATCCTGCGTTTCAACCAACCGATCTTGCCCTATCCGATGATTGCCTGCTGCTATTGAGTGTGATGCTGAGGCGATTTCTCAGGGTTGGCGGTTCAAGGGAGGAAGAGGAAGCCTTTTTGGCATTCAAAGAGCTGGCGTTGGAAACCCTGCCACCCGAGGCGAAACCTCCGGCGGATGCCACGTGATAACCTCAGAGGCTACCTATTTGATCGCTCCTAAGCCTTTGGATAGATCCCCTCATTCCCTTCGCCCTGCAAAGTCCTAAACGAATTCTTTTAACGCGACATCCCTCGTGTACCGCCTTGATCCACACACCGCCTCGCTTCTCGTTAACTGCTTGGAATGCACGCTGGAAAACGATACCCTCACGACTTGTCGCGATGTGAGCCGTTTCCCAATCGCTACGTGCTAGCGCTTTCGTTTCTACAAATGAGATTTGGAAGGGCCAGTAGCTTTGTTTTTCAGAAATTTCCTGCGGCCAGAAATGTTTTTGGTCGACTTTGGTTTTTGCCACTACACCATAACCAATCAGCCCCTTGACCGGCGCCATTGCATAGAAAAAAACAGTATCACCCGGTTCAACCTGCCCCCACGCCTTGCTATGGCGCGGTGTGACTCCCCAGACCTTCTTCTTAATTCCGATCTCCCAATTGTCCGCTGGCCCAATCGCAAGCCAATAGCTCATAGCTCCTCCTCCGGCGATCGATTTCTTCCGAAACTTGTTCGCTGCCACCTTTCCTGCTCAGTTCCCGTACAACCAAACCGCGCATGCAGACTGCAATTTGAAGCCAGTAATGAGGTGAAACCGCTGAACGAGGTGTGCCACAGCCGTTGTCAGGGCTCTGGTAGTAAGTCGCTCAGCGCCTTCAGCTTGACTACGTCGAATACTGATTGATTGACGCGGAGGTAGCGCCATGCGGTCCCTGTCGCCTCGGTGATGCGCTCGCACCACTCGCTTATCGCCTCATCCTTGGCTGCCGTGCCCTCCCACACCCGACCCTTCGTCTCGATGATCCAGTTGACCTCGCCGGCCTTGGTTTTCTGCACTACCAGCCAATCAGGATGATAGAAGCCAACCGCACCACTGGGTTTGAGGTAGTCAACGCGGAACTGAGTGCCGGACTCGCCCTGCTCCGTGGTGCCGAGCGCGGCGAAACGCAGCACATCGCCTGCCTTGTTGTCGAGGAACTCGGCGAAACGGCGTTCGAAGTCGTTGTAGGTGGCCACGTAGTTAAAGACAGTCTTCTTCGCGACGAGCGGCGGGGGCAAGTTTCTTCGCCAGCTAAAGTGCTTGGTCTCGGACAGCCTGTAGTCCGCCCGCTCGAACTCGATGGCACGGCGGTCGATGGTCAGCTCGGCGATCTTTCGGGCGAGGTACTTGGCGATGCCTTCTTGGATCTCCAGCCGCGAGAGGTGGGATCGCAGCGCGTCGCTCTCCATGTCGACCTCCCGGCCGAAGCAACGGGTGGCAACGTAGTCCCGCACTGCCGGGTACAGCTCGGCGAAACGATTCGGGAGCTTGGCTCGGTCGATGACCTTGTTGGTGATGGAACCCAGTAGTTGCTGGGGCGGCGGGAGCTCGCCCGTGCCGATTTCGGCCTGATGAACCTCCGTCTCCGTTGTCGCGAATTCGAGCTTTAGTCGGACCCGATACACCTCCGCGAGCTCTTCCTGCTCGAACACGGGCTTGAGCAACGCGACATCGAGATCCGATAACTTGCGGATGTCGTGCACCAGCCTCGGTTTGGTGATGGGGATCGCGATATCGTAGGCAAGACGCTCCTGCACCGGCTCGATGATGATCGGCCTGGGAGGATCGGTCTTGGTCGTCGTAACTCCGACGCCTTCGGCTTCAAGCTGAGTGCGTAGGACGTTTAGTAGGTTGCGGGTGCCAAGCACCTCCAGAGTCTGTGTCCGGTCCGGGCTAACGTGCGGCATAAGTCGCAACCCGCGACCGATGACCTGTTCGGGCAAGATCTCGGCTTTGGCGGTGAAAGGCCGCAGACCGAGCACCACGGTTACATTCTTTACATCCCACCCCTCGCGCAACATCATCACGCTGACGATGGCCTTGGTCTTGTTCTCGGGCTTGTCGATGTCGCGAGCCGCTTCGCGCGCTTTGTCGAGGTCGCCCTTGGTGATCTCGCCCTCGGAGTCAGTGTGAATTACAAGGACTTCCGCCTCCTTAAAGCCGAACTCCTTGGTCTTCCAGAGGTATTCACCGAGTGCGTCGGCGTAGACGTTCTTCTCAGCCATGATGAAGAGCACGGGCTTGGTGTCGAGCTTCTTATATACGCCCCAGTGGTCTTTCCAGCGCTGGACGGCAGCTCGCAGCCAGTAGCCGTACTTTTCTGCGACGTTGTCCTCGGTGACATTCTCGGGGTCCTCCGAAGGCCGCTTGGGATCATTCTCCTTGGTGACGATCAGTGGCGCCTTGACGATGCGGTCCTCCACCGCTTGGGCAAGCGGATAGTCGCAGACCGTCCAGGGGAAGTACATCCCGTTCTGGTCCTTGGGCGTGGCGGAGAAGTCGAGCCAGAGACCTAGGCCCTTGGGGAGGGTTTCGTGAAGAGCGAGAAGCGACTGGCTCCACTTGAGGTCCTCGTCGTGGACATGGTGTGCCTCGTCGTTCATGACGACAAGATCCTTGAGCGACTTGATGCGCTCTAGCATGGAGCGCTGGGTGGCCGCCAGGTCCTTGGCCGGTTTCCTGCCGAGCAGCGCGTCCACCGCGTTCTGCGGTGTCCACTCCTTGTCGCGGGACTCGTAGAGCTGATGGATGTTGGTGAGGAAGAGGTTGCCCGAGCCGTCCGGCTCGGTGGCCTCACCGCGCAAGATCACCTTTGGCTCGAACGGCCGCCACTCTGGGGGAACAAGCGGCAGCTGCCTAAAGATGTTATTGCTGGCGAAGTCCTTCTCCAGTCGCTGGTAGACGATGACGTTCGGCGCGACAATCAGGAAATTGGTTGAAAGCTTCGATCCGGGCACGCGCTTCTTGTGGAAGTGCGACCAGATCACCGCCATCGCGATCACCCAAGTCTTGCCCGAGCCGGTGGCCATTTTGAATGCGAAGCGCTGCAGGTCTTCCGGCGGCAGGTCCTGCACGCCCTCGCCATCAAGCTCCGGCACGTAGCGGCGGATCTGCCGCTTGCCGTCCATGGTAGTCTGAAACTCGATGTTCTTCGAAAGTAGGTCCTTCTGGTAAATCGTGGCATGAGACTGGATCAGGTTCTGTGCGTCGCACTCTCGGGCGATCTCGACCAGCCAGACAAGCGTCTCGATGGCCTCTCGCTGGCAGAAGTAGTATCGGAAAGGGATCGGAAAGTCCGCTACCTCGTGATCTTCGTCGAACCAGTATTCAAACAGCCGCCGGGTCACGTCCGACGCGCCAGGGTAGCCCTGCTCCCGCCATGCGTCCACTGCCGCACGGATTTTTGGCACCAGCAGCAGGAGGCTCGGACGTCGGCCCGAGGTGTCCTCCCGCCATCCCGTCGGGGCCGCATCGTCCTTCATAAGGAATGAGATTGGTTTTTCCCACGGACGTCGGCCGGGGATCTCGGGCAGGTCTTTGTCGTATGCGATGACTGCTTTGGCCATGGCTACTTCACCTCCACGTCGAAGGCTTGCGAGGTGTCGTTTCCGAAGATGTCGATTACTTTTACGAGAATGCGGTACTTGCCTGGCTTCTCGTAGGTGTGTGGGTCGCAACTGATCGAGAGTTGGCGCTCCTTGCGTGTACGGTAGGCGACCCAGCCTTGCATGAAAGTGTCGTTCTGGAAATCCCAGTCCACCGCCCAGTAGTCGATGTAGTCCGACCACTTCTTCACTTTGCTGCGGACCTCTTCAGGGATCAGGTCGGTATTGGGGATGACGAAGTCCCTAAGGGCCACCTGCGCGGTGAGCTTCTTCGGCTGCTTAATCTCGGCCTCCAGGTAGGCCAGCTCGAAGAAGTGGACCTCGCCCTTGGCGGTAGCCTGCTGCTCCATTACCTCACGCGGGATGATGAGGAGCAGCAACTTCACGCCCTTCTTCTTGGCGGCCTCGACCATCAGGTCGTAAAGCCCCATCTCCCACTCCCAGCCGAGGATGTGCAGCTCACCCTGCTTGAGCTTCGCACACTCCTCCACGGCTGTATCGATCTCGGAGATCGTTACGGGTGCGTCCACCGCGCCGATGTGAACCATTGCCTTGCCCTTTTTGCCGTGCAATTGCGCCAAGCCAGCCACCGGCTGAGCACCGTAGAGCTTGAGGATGAAGGCGAGGTACTCGTAGAGCGCCTGTTCGGCGAGCGGTTTGCCCTTCGCCTCGCCAAAGGTCACGCCCTGCCAGTACTGCCGTTCGTACTTTCCGAGGTTCAGTACTTCGAAAGGCTTACAGTTTTGTTCGTCTAGTAAACGCTTCCGCGTCAGATGAGTCGACCACCTGGAGAGATCGATGCCAATCCAGCGCATTTTCTGGCGCTCTGCCGCGATGAGGGACGACCCCGAGCCGACAAATGCATCGAGGAACAAGCCTTCCGGCTTTCCCGCAACCTGAAGAACTCTCTCTATCAGGTCGACAGGTTTCTGCGTTTGGAAATGAACCCACTCGCCCTTGTTCGCAGGCTGAAGACACCGAATTCGCCAAACATTATCGACCTGACGCTCGGTGCTTTCGTATGTGATAGTCTTGCCGGATTCATCTTTGTCATTGACGATCTTCCCACCGATAAAGCTGTACTTTAGCTTCTTTACCGGCTTTTCTCTTGGCTCAGATAGTGTGTGGTAAGTAAAGTTAGCGCTCCGATCTCGCAAGTAGTACAGGATTTGATCAAATGCTTTTGGGATGCACTTCTTCCGTGCGCCGTGGAGCTTGTTGTAGTAATACCAAGCAATTTCGTTCTGGAAGTTCTCTTCTCCGAAGATTTCGTCCATTAGGCATTTCACGTAGGGTCCTGTGTGCGCATCGAGATGGACGAAGATGGACCCAGTCTCAGCAAGTAGATCGCGAAGCAAAACCAAGCGATCTCTGATCATCTGTAGGTAGCTCGTATAACCGTCGCCCCAAGTATCCCGATAGGCTTTCTCCTCGATGATACTCGGTTCCTTTCCGGGCATAGCGTCATCGTCTCCTCCTACCATCGTTCTGAAGCTGAAATCTGCTCCAGTATCGAAAGGTGGGTCAATGTAAATGAGGTCGATTTTGCCTGCGAACTTCTCCAGCAGTGACCCCATTACTAGCAGGTTTTCTCCCCAAATGAGCTTGTTCCGCCAACCCGCCTCGAAGGTGTCGCCCTCCTTGCCGTCGTAGACATCGAAGAGACCGCCCTGAACGCCACCCTTCTTCGCCTCGCGCGTAGCGCGGCTCTCGTTGACGGTCTCGATAACCTGGAAGGGCAGGTTCACCCGCGGCACTTCCTTGCCCGTACCGTCTTCGTTGTACTTGCCGGGCCAAACAAGTTCGGTTTTTTTGATATCGATTTTTGCCATAGGTTACTCACCTTCCTGTGAAACGGGTGTGGCCTCAGCCGCAGCACGCCAGCCGTCGTCGAACATAAAGTGGTTTGCCTTCAGGGCAGGGTTCTGAATGCGGTGTAACTGGAAAGAGTCACTCTCTGCTCGTTCGACGGCGTAGAGCCAGAACGAGTCGCCGAGATCCAACGCCTTGTCAAACTGCGGACGGGATAAGACGGCATATGTGTCGCTCCACTTTCCGGAGAACGACTTCACCTCAATATAGCGCACTACCTTTCCGGTGCCGTCGCAGGATTCCACATCGTACCCCGGATTCTTGTGCGGCATCTCCGTTGGTGTGCGGCCCGCCGCGCGTTCGAAGTCCAGGACTCGCAGAATCCCGGCTTGGTCTACGGCGGACCGGCCGTCCTGCTGCGCGTCTGAATTGGGGGTTGCCTCAAATGGCCGAACTTCCGGTGCTGGGACGTAGCTCCTGAGCACAGGTCGACCCTTCTTCCTGCCCACTTTGCGTGACGCGCCATCGCGGAGCCGATCGCTAGTGCTGGAGGGTTCGGTGTCCGGAGAGGAGATCGGTGGCGTCGGTGGTGGTGTGTTGCCGCCGAGAAGCCGCTTGATGGCTTCCTCGGGAGTGAGCGTCACAGCTCCCTCAGTCTCATCTACTGGCGCTGTGGCCGGAGGGATTTCCGTTCCGACCGGCGTCCCGGTGCCCAACGTATCAACGGCCTCGTCCGTGGAAGTCGGTTCCGCTACGGACGTGTCCAACCTTGCAAAACCGAGCTCGTCCAATGTGGCTGCAGCTTCGTCCACAGATTCCGCGGCAAGCGCCTCCTTGAAGCCAGCCGCAAATCGTCCGGGGTCTTCCTCCGGGAACAATGCTGTGGCCAGCTCGCGCGCGATCGCTGCCCACGAAAGCGCGCCGTTGCCCTTGGTAAACAACAATGTTTCTCGCTCGGCTTGGTAGATGGCAGGAACAGGTTCTGAGGCACTTTGCAGTTCCCGATTGAAGGCCTGTAGTCGATACCTGATGGCGATCGCCGCGGCCGCCTGGCACTGAATGGCCTCCAGGCGCCTCAGAATCGCGGCCGTGTCATTTCCCAGGCTGTAGGCTTCCAGCACACGACCGATCTGATTGGTGCGGGCCCGGAGTCGTTCGCTCATCGCCGGATCGTCGACTGGGTCGACGCACTCCAGCAACTCAACCTGCACGGCGGTTCCGAGTGCTCGTACTCCCGCCTCGTCCAAGGCGCGGCCAGTGCCGATCGGTCGTTGGATTACATTGTTCGTGAGGAACGCGCCAAACTTCGCTGCGAGGCCTGCCCTGTTCTCAAAGAACATCCACTCGGGCAGATTGAGCACATGGCTGTCCGCGGGAACGCACTTCATTGACCGTAGTTCCCTTATCGGCTCCGTTGGTGCCGTGCCCTCTTCGAGAGCCCGGCCGATGACTCGCCAACACGCCATGAGTACAGCGTACGCTTCATCGTCCAGGGGACTATTCTGCGACCCGAAGTCCCCCGCTATCTCTCGTAGGACGCTAAGGCAATCTTCCCAGGACGGCGTCTCGCGTACGCCGAGTTGCTCAAGAAACCGTCCGTAACTGCGAAGATCCTCCCCGAGCCGCCGTCGGTAACGGCCGAAGGGGTGCTCGCCCCAGAACACCTCCTTCGCCGAGCGATAGGCCTCTCCAAGCCACAGGCACTTCTGACCCTTCAACTGATTGAGCGCTGCCTCTCCTACTTTGTCGTTCAGGTAACGGTAGACCTCAGTATTCACAGGGATCTGCCTGGCTGCGTGATGAAGTAGGTGCTTAACCACAAGGTTGGCTGTCGGCGTGAGATGGACACCGAGGAACTCCAGAAGGGGTCGGCTCGCGTTCTGAACGGTCGCCGGGAGATCCACGAACACGGCCTGACTCTCGAAAAGGTAGGCCTGATATGTGGCGTGCAGCTCGCTCGGAGAATACCAGCGATCGGTCTGCCCACGTGCCGGAAGCCACCGGCTGCTCCGCAATGGCGTAAGCTCCGGAACGTCATCGCCGTTTTCCACACGAGTCCCAAGATGCGCCACGATCTTCTGGACCTGTTGAGCAAATGTCGGGGAGTACGTTTTAGAAGAGATGCCCTGTACAGTTGTGACGACATCTTCAAGTCGCGGCTTGCTCGCAACACCCAACCATTCGTAAAGGTCTCGGACCGCGACTTCGTGCCCTTCGGGCAGCGCCGCAAGCTTGGCGACACTGCCCAGACAATCTCGCACGGCGCTGTTATCGAAGTGGCACTCCTGAGCCTTTCGAAAGATCCCATCCGCGCATTCCACCAACGCCGTTTCCGCGAGTGCGATACGGGCTGCTTTGCTGTCCTTCAGCTCGCCAAGGTGACTGGCTAGGAGCAACGCCGCCGCCCGGCGCTTGGTCTCCGGGATTTCCTCTCGTTTAAGTGCTTCAGGCAGGCGAGAAGTCGCATACGTGAGGAAGTCCAACTCAGGCATTCCAAGGTCTTTCAGAAACTCCCGGCGCCCGCCAAGAGCGTCGACATCAACGAGTTCTGCCAGTCCGAGTGGATCGCTGAAGTTCCCCGGAAGCGCCATCTTGCCAAGTGGGCGGAGGCTGCCTGCAGTCGGGAAAAGCGGCAGAGCTCCCAGTCTGGTTTTCAATCGGGGATCCGAGAGGATCTCCTGACGTCGGTTCTCCAACCACTCGAACAGATGCTGCAAAGGCAACTCACCTTGTTGCCAGACTCGGCCAGGCTCTTGAGCTCCTCTGCCCAGGGCCGCCACGGCTGCGGCGGCATTGAAAGGTTGGCATAGGTGAGCGAGCGGCGAGAACGAGGGTTCGCTCGCTACAAAGGGAATACCCAAATCCAGGGGCTCGAACAGGACTACCGTCGCATCGTCCGCCGCGTAAACGTCTCCGCACGGCCAGAAGGCACCGTCCCGCCCGGGGGCCAAAGCAACTTCACGCACTCGATGTTCGTCCTCCGCCTTCGCTTTTGGGGTGCGTTGCTGCCGTTGTAGCAGAATCGCGACCTCTTTCCACAACGCCTCGCGGCCCGTCTTTGTTTCCAGACCGGGGGGTAGCGCCTCCGGTACTGTACGGCGGATCAACCCACGCTCCACTAGTGCTTGGCAGAGCTTGCTTACGCTGAGGAGCGGAATCCCGATGGCTTCCGATCTCAGCAGCCCCTGATAAGGGCGAAGATCCTCATGGACAACTTTCAGGCCTAGGGCTTCCAGAACGCAAAGGGAGTCTGCCTCTTCTTTTTGAAGCAGAAGACAAGCACTGGCGGGAGTCGCCCAGTCACCTATAGTAGTTTGAATGGTAGGGGAGTTGGAAAGCCGGCACGCGGCTTCTGTCCAAAAATCGGCCAGAGTGGGCTCAGCCCGTCCTTGTTGGCTTCTCTCAGCGGCTTCTTTGAGCCTTGAAACGAAACGCCAGAAGCACTGAGCACCAAGCAGGCGCGACAGTCTTATGACGGCATTGCCGATCGCGCGCGCTGCAGCTCGTAATGCTTCCCTATTCCACTCAGACTGGTAATCCCCTGCGAGGATCACCCCCTTTCGGTCATTGGCCGTGAAGAAGTCCGCATTTATGTGAAAAGGGAGGCCCTCATCCTGCTCGGTTGGCAGACATGCGCAGAGCAACCCGCTCTCTTCTGCCGTAGCTGGAATCGCAATTGTTACAAGCGAGGAGCGCTTGGGCTCGATGCGGTCGAGGTGTTTCTGACGCAGCTTACCAGCCTCCTCCGAGAAGTTACCGCGAACCACATGCCAGACGCGATCATTCTTCGGCTCGCCATCACTCAAAATGAGGCTATTCTCATAGTCCAACCGCTCGAACCTGCGGAGCAAGCGCCCATCACACCGGGTTTCGATTGCTCGCAGCCGTTTGAGAAACAGCATTGCCACGGGCAGCGTCTGCTGCAAATCCTCGATCATTAGCCGCGGACTGTCGAGTGATACTGCTTCGGCCTGGAGTGCCTTTCGAAGTGTCGAATCAGGGTTCTTAGCCCAAGGGAGGATGAAACGTGTGCCCGGAGAATCGGGAGCAGAACATTTGGGACACCCAGGGCACACTTCGATACGTTGATCCTCCTGCCTGTCTTCGTTCAGTATCCAGTGACGCCTGGCTGAGATTAGTTCCGGACGGTCCGTGATTTGGTACACGGCGATGAAGCCAATGCCGAAAGCGCCCGTCGTGCCGGATTCGCCGCGCTTGTCTCCAGATGCGACGTGGCGAAGGCGGTGGAAATCACACCTGTGTTGACGGGCTGCGTCCAGTTTCCACGGGCATTCCGAACTCTCGATCTGATGGCAGTCACTAAAGACGCCATCATTATCCACGACGAGTGCATCGTCGCGCACGTCGAAGATCATCGAAGTGGCGTCCACAGCATCGTCCGCGTTCTGGATGAGCTCGTGCGCGAGGGTGCGGTAACCCTGAAGGTCGCGCAGTTTCGCGCCGAGGTCACCGAGGTAGTCAATACCGCGCGATAGGAACGTCACAGAGCTCACTTGAGAACCCCCTCCGCCAAACACAAGTTCCGCAGATCGCACTCCTTGCAGATTGCCGACTCAGGAAGTATTTTCACCGCGAACGCGCCCGCCTGGATGCGGCTAACTGTCTCATCGAAATGACGCCCCGCCTCCTCAACGCGCTTTGGATCGTAGGGCAAAACCATCAGCGCATCTTGCTTATCACGCTCGGAAGTCCAGTAAAGAAGCAGCCGATCAACGTGTCTCCCATGTCGTCGCTCCAGGATGTGTGCATAGGTGCAGAGCTGTCGCTCATATGCGGCGATCAGATCCCGCCTGTCCTTGGGCCGCGGTGACGTCTTGAAATCCAGCAACTCCAGCTTGCCGTCCCCTCCAAGCAGAAGATCTACCTTGCCTGCAAGGATGTAACCATCCTTTTCGATCGAAACGTCCACTTCAGTCTGAATCACGCGGCGCATCTCCGGTTGATTCTGGCAAAAGTAGTTCATCACCTGACCAAATCCGGCTTCCCTCGCCGTGTCGCCGATGGGACGCACATCACTCAGGCAAAGGAATCGGAAGGTCCGGTCAAAAAGCTCCCGGATGCGAGGCTCGTCTAGAGTGTCAAGTCTGCCGTCAAGTGCTATGCGGTGGATTTCCTCAATAGTTTGGTGCACGAGCAATCCGAAAAAAATGACCGCCGAGCGGGAGGGCGTGAAGTCGTACTCGCGGAAGAACTGATACTGGCGCGGGCAAGTCTCGTATATCCTGAGGTCGCCTGTAAAGCTGTAGGTCTTTTTAACTGGCATTCGGTCATGCAGCGCGAAGCGTTGGGCCGCAAGGAGGTCCTTCTGCACGTAGGGCCACTGTGGAAGGCCCTGCCAGATGGGTGCGAAGTGATCTTTAGGCGGCTCGGAGGCGGTAAGTACTAGCACGTTTTGGGGTCGGGAGAAGGCGACGTAGTGCAGGCGCATTCGGTCAAACAACGTGATGCGAGCTTCAGGCTCGAACGGCAGCCGGTGATAGAAGGGGCCGAGGTCGCGATCGATCTGCTTTTGGCTCGATAGCTGGGTCGACAAAGAACCAACCACGACGACCGGAAATTCCAGCCCCTTGGCTTGATGGATCGTCATTACCTGCACGTAACCCTTGGGAAAGGGCCGGTCGGGGTCCTCGTACTCGTTGATGCCGCCGTCGTAAAGCAACCGCAGGAAACTGTTGAAAAGGTGGAAGCGCAGGAACTCGCGATTCCTGTGCGTGACCACCGTATAGTGGTAGTAGTTCTGAAAGACGTTCAGGAGCTCAGAGAAGATCGCGAGGTTCCGGGCTGAGTTTTCCTCCTTGAGTGCCGCGACAAAGGGTTGGAGCGCGAGCAACCGGTAGAGGTAGTCCGCAGGGCGAAGGTCGAGGGCTTCACCTTCCTTGAGACGCGCGATCTCATCGGTCCATTCGCGGAGCACGCTGGAGAGAGGATGAGGCGCTGCAAAGCGACGTCCCAGTTCAACGATCGCACTGTCCACGTAAGTTGCGAGTTCCGCCACAGCGCCGGCGACTTGGCCGCGCCCCGCGCCGTGCCATCCAAAGAGGACGGCGAAGCAGCCGACCATGTCACGGATCACGTCGCTTTCGAAGTAGGCCCGTGCACGAGGACAGAACGCCGGGATGCCGTGCGCCGCCAGGGCGGCCAAGTAAGAGCCACTGTGGTCCTGTCGCACGCTGTGCAGCAAAAGCGCTACCTGACTGAAGTCTGCAATGATTGCGTTCTTCATGAGGAACTCGACCAGGTCTGCGAACCGTGTGGCCTCGTCGCGACGGTTACTACCCCAGATAGCGATGACTGCGGGGTAGGCAGGGTGTGTGGAGGCTTCGTTGGCTGTGATGGTTTTGTCGTAGCGGAAGGGCGTGCCCGCCGGGTTCGACCAGTCGGCCGAAGACATCCAACGATCGTACCGCTCGACGATCGCACGGTGCGAGCGGTAATTGGTTGTGAGCTTGATCACGGTGCAGCCAGGCATGCGCTGCGGAAACTCCAGGATGTTCCGGACCGTTGCACCCCGGAAGCGATACAGGCTCTGGTCCTCATCGCCCACCACGCACAGGTTGCGCGTCCGCTCCGTTAGCTTCAAGAGTAGCCGCTCCTGCACGTAGTTCGTGTCCTGGTACTCATCCACAAGAACGTATTTAAGCTGTCGCGTGACGGCTTCAGCGGTGCCGGCATCGTCAAGGATGTCGAGAACGGTACGTTGCAGATGAGCAAAGTCGATACGGTTGGCCCCGAGAAGAGCCTTCTGGTAGGCTTGGTAGGCATTCCCGATCGTCGCGAGGAAAGGATCTCCAGAACCGACGAGTTGTGCCGGATCAACAAGTTCCTCTGTGATTTTGTCAAAGTAGCCGCGTACGCCCTCGATCGCGGTCCAGCGGGTCTTCCATTTGCCAAGATAGAGGTCGTTCTTCGCAGGTCCGATGATCGCCTCGAACTGCTCAAAGATGAACAGGAGCTGGGTCAGCTCGTCGAGGGTCTCGTAGTTGTTGCCTAATGCCGTGTGGTGCCGGTGTTGGGTCAGCACGCGATTACAAAGGCTGTGGATGGTGGAAACGGTCAGTTCCGACAAATCGTGGTGGTACCCAACCTTTCGTGCAGCTGCGGCCAACCGGTCGCGCATCTCGAAAGCAGCCTTCACGGTGAAAGTGCAGAGAACGAGTTGCTTCGGCTCTGCCTTTTCAAGAAGCAACAAGTTCAGCGCACGTAGCACAATGCTGTAGGTTTTGCCGGAGCCCGGTCCCGCGATAACCAGCAGTGGCCCGTCGACATGGCCTACGACTTCGCGCTGCGCGTTGCTCAGCTCCGGGTAGTGCTGTGGAATGGCCGGGGCGATGTTCATAGGAGCCCTGCCTTCCGAAAGCTGAAAGACTCGTTCGCCGAGACGATCAAATGGTCGACGATCTTTACTCCGACTGTCTCGGCTGCCAACAAAATGGAGCGAGTGAGTACCTTATCCTGCTCGCTCGGGGTGACCTGACCGTTCGGGTGGTTATGGGCAATCACGAGCGCAGCCGCACCGCGGCGGAGCGCCGACTCGATCACCCGGCGCGGGTAAACGGCCGCACGGTCAATTGTTCCTTCTTGGAGCGTCTCGACACCATCTCGCAGCAGGTGATAGCAGGAGTCGAGGTACCCGACCTGAAACACTTCGTTCTGCAGAGCACCGATGCGCATTCTCCAGAAATCGGCGAGCCGTGAGGCGTCGGCAAGGGAATCCTGATGCTCACCATTCTGCTGGAGGTAGAGAGTCGCAGCCGCCCTGATGATCTTCAGTGCCACCGGTGTCACGGAACCGATGCCCTTGACGGCTTGCAGATCTTCTATCGGAGCGTCGAGGATACCGCGCAGGTTGGCGAACCTGGCAATCAGCGCCTTTGCACTTTGCTTTACGTCCGACCGCGGAATGGCAAGCGTGAGCAGGAGCTCAACGACTTCGTAATCGGCGAAACCATCGAGGCCGGACTTCAGGAAGCGTTTGCGGAGCCGCTGCCGGTGGCCAAGGTTATTGGGAACGCTTTCGCTCATAAAGAAGCACTCGCATAAGTTATGCACGGCGACACACAGCGTAAACCCTGCACTTATCTTGTTTCTCTGGCTCCGCTAGCCCGTCGCTGTCGTTGAAGAACGGGATGGTTTGCACATAATCGGCCTTGAGGTCGAGGTGGTCGCATTTGTGAACTCACTCAGCCATTTGCCACAGCTGGGCTCCGTATCAGACGGTGGCGCCGGTTTCCGTGCCATCAGTCTCTCTCGTTACCTCTGTTGGTGCTATCCTGACCGGCGCCGCCGGCATGAACCCATTCATCGATCTCCGAAAGCTTGAACTTCCAGAGCCTCCCCACCCGGTGAGCTGGCAAGCCCTTGCTCTCGATCCAGCGGTAAACCGAGTCTTTGGCCACACCGAGGTGACGTGCAACTTTGTCAATAGCAACCCAAGGTTCAGGCATCGTCTTTCCTATGGCTACGTTCTAGAGTTTTCCCTTCCGGGCTTGCTCCCGGTCAGCCTTCAGCGAGGCTACTACCATCGAAGCATGAGAACAAGAACAAACGTTACTCTATGAAAGTCGACGAGAACCAACGACGCCTCCCAGTGATGCCGAGGCGAGCAAACCTGGGAGGTCAAAGGACTGGAGGGCCTGTGTTTCCTCCGAAAAGTCCGTCGGATGTGCATTTGGAGTTGTCTGCATCCGGGATGTGCCTGCTCCTTCGCCCATCTGTTAGGATTTGCTGCAGGAGCAATTCAGCAGGTTTTTCCTGGCCTCACATTCAAAGATTGCGGTCAGTGCGCGGACAGAGAGCAAAAGAGAAGATTCTGCCTTCCACCGTGATCGATGGGAGAAGTGTATTTCATTGACAGAGTGGGCCTTGTAAGGGTTAGGTCTGTTCGTCAAGTTGTTTGAGCGATTTATTACCCTCAGTTTTCCAGGCGGTAAGTCCATTTGCGCTTCCGCCATGTATGACAGCCGCCGCCGCGGATGGACTGGAGAACTCCGCATCCCTGGTGAAAACCAAGAATCCGTCCTTTTCGGTGAGCACGCCCTCGGCGATGAGTTGTTTGCGCTGGATTATGACATATGGATAGTTCTCGGCAGAGGGGCGCTCCTCCAAGACGGCGGTAGAGCCCTGGAAAATCACGAAGCCGTTCGCTGAACGCTGGCCTCTCCCCTCGGCGCCCTTGATACGGCAGTAAAGCACGCCCCCGGGCTGAGCTATCGCAGCGGGTTGAGCGATCGGTGTAAGGATATCGGAACCGAGGACCGGGAGCAGCTGCCGAATTCGGGCAAGAAATACCTCCATGTCCTCTCGGTCTGATTCAGGAAGTTTTGAGCCGCCAGCCTGATTCTGTTCGAGCGTGAACCTGTTGATCCGAGCGGTTTCAGCGAGGAGCCGGCTCTCAAGGTACCTCACATGGGCCTTGGTCAAGTTCTCATCCTTGCTGACGAAGACGATGGCCGAAACCCAAAACTCCTTTGCCTTGTGCTGCTTGATTCGTTCGCGGATTATCTCCGCCTCACCAATGTAAGCGCGGGGTGCGTTGGTAAGAGGGTCGTTGCCCGTGAGTATATAGACTCCAGCCTTGTCGAGTTCCTCGCGAGCCAGAAGTTCATCAAGTTCGGTGCGGGGAGCGGCGACAGCCTTTCCGGTCCAGTTAGAGATTTCGGCGGTGCGCAGGCTTTTCGCATCTCCGCGTGGAAGGTAGAGCCTGATAGTTGCCGATGTCATGTGAGCTCCATGTTCTACCATATCGTTCCGGCAAGGGTGTCATACCGATCCTTCGACTATACTGAGCACCACGCCCTTGATCTCGAACTGGTCGGTTTCCATGACCTCAATGTCCGCATACTGCGGATTCATGGATTTGAGGACAATGCGTCCTTCCCGGTGCAGGTACTTTTTCACTACCACACCGCCATTGACTGTCGCAACGACAATATTGCCGGGGTGCGGCTCTTTAATGTAATCGACCAGGATTAGGTCACCATCCTGGATCCTCGGCGCCATTGAATCGCCCTTCACGCGGATGACGTAGCGGTTTTCCTTCGCCAGGTGCCGCACGACTTTGTGTGTGCTCGCTGTCGGGTCTGCAAGGAACTCGTCCGGCCTGCCCGCGGGAATGCGGAACTGGTCGAAAAACGGGAGGTCTGCGTACCGCTCCTCCTGCGGCTCGTCGTGCTCATGCCGGGGATCGTTGTAGTCGACGGCGGGCGATTCTTTTACCGTGAAGTCGCCCTTGATCACGTTGCCCGCGGGGGGCGATTCTCTTGGCGCCGGCGACGCCGGCGCGGCCTCGAGCCAGTCATCAATATTCCGGCTGACGCTGCGGAATCCGGGCACGTACATCGTTTCATACAGGCGTTTCATCCTTATGTAGCACTCCCGGAGCTCTTCCGGATCCGGCGGATGGCTCGTCGCTGCCTCGATGTCCCCGAGCGTAATGCCGAGCACATCGCACAAAGCCTCGATCCACTTCTCGCTTAAGGTGCGGGAGCCATTGAGGATATGGGACACCGTCGCCTGGCTGCATCCAAGCGCTTTTGCAAGATCCTTTTGTCGGATCTTCCCCATCTCCTGCTTTTCCGCATAGATAGCCGCGATCGCCTTTTGTATCTTTCCCATGGATTATTACTATTAGTGATAATCTTCGCGATTACAAGCAGTATTTATGCGGTTATAGCATTTTCTATCTTGACTGAGGTATTGCGGGCGGCTATCGTGCGGTCACTATGAAGCGGCAATCCATTAAGACTTATAAAAACATCAGAGACTTTCTTAAAGGCTCCGGGACGACCGAAGCCGAGTTCGCCCAACTGGCCTGCATCTCCCAGGCTCACGTGAACATGATCAAGAACGGCACCCGCCGCCCGACCCCGGAGGTCGCGGCGCGACTGGAGGCCATCACCGGCGTTCCCCTGAGAACCCTCCTGCTCAAGTGCGAGAGGAAGCCCCGCAAGGGATCACGACCGCGTCAGGCGGCAAATGCGCCGCTCTCGCGGGCCGGGTGAATTTCAAAAATCCGGGTGGGAAGCCACAGCTATACGACTTGCCCGGACCCTTTGCAATCATTTTTTTCGAACTGATTTGAGGTGAAACTCAAGTCCTTATTTAGGGCCAATTTACAGTCCGGAGGCAATCATGGAAAAGTTCATGAAGGCAAAAAGCGAACAGGCGTTTTTCAAGGTTGCAAGAAGCTGCTTCGCAAGCAGCTGGACGCATCGGCCAGCAGGACACAATCAACGCGATTTGTGAGTTAATTGTCCAAACTTACCGAGGTGAATAAATGGTGAACATTGAGCTTGACTCGGTTGGTCACGACGGCTATAAAGGTCCGCTGCCTTAAACTACCGCATTCTCGGAATTATTTCGCAGGATTGGCGTATGCCTCTCGGAAGTCTGCAGGGAATCATTATCGCTTATGCCCAGCACCTCTATGAAGCGGGCCGATTGCGGGCCCTCGACTCTTCGATCGAATACCCATATGACGGCCCCGTCTTCGCCTTCAGACGCAAGGGCGACGATTTCGAGATCATCGACAACACAGGGAAAACCGTCAAATTGCCCAGCGGCGAAGAGGTCGTGGTATCCGTAAATCATCGTTTTTTCGGTAAACCCAAAAGCAACCAGGTCAAGGCGGCATTTGGGAGATTCCAGTACTGGGAAAGCAAGATCCAGAAGGTTCGGAAGGACACTAAGACGGGTTACCCTGACATGCTGCAACGGGAACTCGAGATCATAGCCAAGAAGTTGTTGCCGCTTGCCATCGACATCCTGAAACCGGCAGCCGAATCATATTCCCTGCTCGAGATCGACCCGGAAGCAGGGCAGACTTGCTGGACACATCCCCCATGCGATCTCAGGTGCCGAGCGGGCGCACTGGAATCAGGAGAAAGCGTACCGGCTGAGATTCAGGTAAAGGTAGAAGAATTCAACGACCTTCTCTGGGAAATGAAGAGGGAGATCAAAGGCATAAGGAAAGAAGAGTTTACGCGCGCGAAGCCGTGGCCGGGAGAAGCTGATGCCGGCGCAAAATGTTGTGAGGCGTTCAGTCAAAAAGAAATGACAGAGCCAGCACTGTGCGACAGCACGAATAGGGAGCGAGCGAGCGGTCCAGTAATCCGAATCCAGGCAGGAGAATCAGGTGAGGTTCCGGGTCCAGCTCCGCAAGTCGACAGCCGGAATGGACGGACGAAACCGAGGAAAGCAGCGCCAAAGGATGATCCGTGCGCCGCAGAACGGCGCGCCGCAGTGGAGGCTTACATGGCCGAAGTACTCGAGAAGACCGGAAAACGGATCACACGGGCCGATATCTGGAGATCCGCGCGCTACAAGACCCGGACGGAATTCGAGAGATGGCAGCGCGACGACCCCAAAGCCACAAGGACCGCGGGCGAACGATTCACCCGGCTGCTGAAGGAAAAGCCACACCTGAAATAATTTCCCGCGCATTTCCCCGCATCCCCCCGCATTGCCTCTCAATTTTCCACGCAAGGCCACGCATTTCCCCGCATTGACCCACGCTATGCAAGGAACCCTACTATCCCCGCATGAAGATCGCGGACATAAGAATCGGCAGGCGGTCGCGCAAGGACCCGGGGGATATCGAATCGCTGGCCCGCAGCATCGAAACCACGGGGCTTATCCACCCGATCGCAGTCACCCGGGATGGCGGCCTGGTCGCCGGCTTCCGGCGCATCGAGGCTTTCAAGCTCCTTGGACGGGACGAGATCCCGCACCGCGTGATCAATTCCATTGATGATGCCTTGAAGATCCTCCGGGCCGAGCGCGACGAAAACACCGAGCGCAAGCCGTTCACTCCATCCGAGGCGCTCGAATTGGCAGAGCGTCTCGAACCTCTGGAGCGGGAAGCGGCGCGACAACGGCGCCAGAAGACCGAATTTCCGAAGGCAGGCGCCGCAAGTCCAATCGAATCAGGAGTGGAAAAATTTTCCACACCGTGCGGCGGCCGCGCCTCCGACAGAGTTGCGGCCGCCATCGGCCTTTCCCGTCCGACTCTCGCGAAAATTAAGGCCGTCACAGAAGCGGCAAAGCAGGATCCCGCGCGTTACCAGCCACTCGTCGAGGAGATGGACCGCACCGGGAAAGTGGATCGCGTTTCCAGGCAGCTCGGCCGCATGCAAGCGGAGGATGCGGGGCCCATTCCGGCGGAGGCCTCCCGACGCAATCCGGAATGGCGCTGGACCATGGCTTTTCACGATCTCTACAAGTTCATGAATTCGACGCGGGATGCCGGCGGAATCGAGCGCCTCGTGGCGTCATGGCACGGAAAGGCCCGGGCTCAGTACCTCGAGGAAATCCGCAAGGTGATCGCGGTCCTCGAGCGCTGGGCGTCATATCTGGAAAGGGGGAAAGATGAAGTCGAAAGAGCGGGTTGAGGAAACAACGATCGAGCGTTTCGTCGGCTGTCTTCAGGCGGTGAACCGCTGGGCGACCATTGGCGAATTCGTCGACGCACTCGACGAGGCGAACTTCTGGGACGAGGCCTTCTACTCGAAAGTAGAGGATCAGGCGAAAAAGCAGTTTATCCGCCGCATGATCCGGAAGGCCAAGGACGACACAGACTGGCCGATCTGGGCGAACGTCAAGATCCAGGATGCCGCCACCGGTGTCGAGGTCCGCGTTTACAAGCAGGAATCCCTGTTCGATGTAGCGGACTACGCCCAGGTCTGCGCGTATCACCACCAGGCGGGGCTTCACCATTTCGGCATGGCGCGCGGCTACAAGGACCGCGCGGAGCGGCGGTTCGGAAAGCAGATCACATTCGCGTTCGAAAATAGCGCGGCTTGAATGCAGGCGAAGTCCATGAAAACCATCACCCTCTCCAATGGACAAATCGCGCTCGTTGACGACGAGGACTTTGGATTCCTATCCCAATATCGATGGTACCTGTCGGTTCAGAAATACGCAGCAAGGATGAGCGGCCGCAAGCAGTTATATATGCATCGCGTCATCATGGGGAATCCGCCGGGCAAAGAGATCGATCACATTAACTACGACGGGCTGGACAACCGAAAGCAGAACCTACGAGTTTGCGAGCATCGCGAAAACATCAGGGCGCAGAGGCGAACCAACAGAGGGACTTCTCAATACCGGGGTGTCCATTTCGATGCGAGCAGGATTACCCAGAGGAACAAGTGGGCAGCAAAAATAATGGTCGATAGGAAGACCATCCATATCGGCCGTTACGCAACAGAAAAGGACGCGGCATGGGCCTACCAACAGGCTGCGCGCCGCTATTTCGGCAACTTCTATCATCCGGAGGCAATCGTGGGGAGATTTGTGAAAGCAAAAAGTGAACAGGCATTTTTCAAGGCAGCCTTGTACGGCAAACCAGGAAGCGGCAAGACACTTACGTCTCTCCTTTGGGCGGAGGGCCTGGCCGTACGCGACGGGAAGCGCGTCGCGCTGATCGACACGGAGAGAGGATCAGATTTCTATCTTCTTGATATTCCGGAGAGGACTGTTCATCCAAAGGCCTTCGACTTCGATCGGCTGATAACACGCAGCCTGATGGAAACCTTGGAGGCAGTCTAAGAGCTTGATCCGAAAATCTACAGCGTTCTGATACTGGACAGCATCACCCATCTGTGGGAGGCGGCGCGCGCCGCATACAATGGCAAGCTCCTCCCGAACGGCGGCCTACCCATCCAGGCATGGCAGCTGATCAAGAAGCCCTACAAGAAGCTCATGTCGCTGCTGCTGGATGGGTCCTTTCACGTAATCATCTGCGGACGCGAAGGCGTCGTCATGGAGCAGGACGAAGACGGCGAGATGCGGGTCACCGGCACAAAGCTCAAGGCCGAGGGCGAAACGCCTCATGAGCCGCATGTTCTCGCACGTATGTGCCCGGAGCGGGACGAGAAGGGCGGGTACATTATCAAGATCTTCTTCGAAAAAGACCGCTCCGGAGTTCTGACCGGCAAAGAGTTCAAGTGGCCGACTTACGAGACCATCGCTCCGGTCGTCAACTACCTCTGCGGCGGAGAGCAGGGCCGCATCGGATCGCAGGAAGAAGCCGCCGAGCGCGACATCTCCGCCCAGGAAGCCGAGAAGGAAAAGGCCGAACGCGAACGCAAGGACCTGTTCGAGCAGATCCGCACGGCCCTCATGACCGCGAAAACCATCGCGCAACTCCAGACCGCCTGGAGCCTGACGAACGGCAAGAAGACCCGCCTCGGCGAGGAGTTCCACTCCCAGCTTCAGGCAATCAAGGACAGCCGCAAGGCTGAGCTTCTGGAGGTCGCATGAGCGTCAAAGCCGACACGAAATACAACGGCACTGTGGGATCGGGGTCTCAGCTCTACGAGACCCAGACCGGCACTCTCGGGTATCAGGTCATGCTCGAATGCGCGGACGGATCCACTTCGTTCGTCATCTGGCTAACCCAGAAAAACCGCGAACGCGCAAAGAAGTACTTCGAAGTCCTCGGCATCGATCCGGAACTTCTGAAAGATCCCGGCTACATCGAGTATCAGATGGGCCTCGACATCGAAGGTCGTGAAATCTCATTCGGCACCAAAAACGAGGAGTACCAAGGAAAGCACAGCGTCAAGGTGGTCTGGATCGGCAGGAAATCAGATCCAAACCTGTCCCGGAGCGCAGCCCGTTTTTTCGGATCTACCATTACCGATTCCGAAATTCCTGGTGACACTCCGTTCTGATTGAGGATCCAATGAGCGGCCTGGAAGACATCCTCGAACAGCACATTCGGCTGGCTAGATTGCCCACTCCGGCGCGGGAGTTTCGTTTCCACCCGCGCCGGCGGTGGCGCTTCGATTTCGCCTGGCCGCTCTACAAGGTCGCCGCCGAAGTTGACGGCGGGATCTACTGCCGCGGCCGCCATGTCCGCGGCGCCGGGTTCGAGCGCGACGCCGAAAAAGGGAATGAGGCGGTCCTGGCCGGCTGGCGCGTGCTTCACTTCACGCCGCGCCAGGTAAAATCGGGTACGGCCGTACAAATGATCGAATCTCTCATGCGAAGCACCGGTCAATAACGACGCTCTCGAAATGCGGCTCCCCGCCGTTGCTCTGGCCCGCGCCAATATCGTCAAAACGTGGAGATTGGCGCTGATTCCCGACAATATAGCCGAGGCATGCGATGAACAGATACGTACCGATCAAAACCCTCTGCGAGCAGACGGGCCTGTGCGAAAAGACCATCCGCAGGCTGATCAGAACCCACGGGATGCCGCATCACCGGAACACCCCGAGGGGCAAGATCCTCGTCGAGGTTGCCGCGTTCGAGCGCTACATGCGCTCGACGCTGGTCGAGATCAAGCAAGACGACGTCGTCATCGGCGTGCTGCAGGAGTTGGCGAGTTTTATCCGAGAGGCCAGGTAGGCACATGGCGGTAAAGCCGGTCGAGCGTCCCAAACGAAGCGGAAAATGGTGGATCAGGATACGGTGGCAGCTGGCGCCGGGCCGGCGGTTCCGGAAATCCAAATTCATCGGCGCGGGCGAAGAAGGAAGGGACGCGGCGTTCTCCAAGGCGAAGCTCCTGAACGATGCGTGGATGAAGTTCGGGGCCGACGCCATGAAGCTGGTCGAACCGGAAATCCCCGAGCCGCCGCGAATCCCGACCCTGGAGGAATACGGGCCGGGCTTCGTCGCGAGGGCGACGGCGGCAGGCCTGAAACGCTCGACCATCACGATGTACTCGACGACGCTTAGGCATCACATCTATCCGGCGCTCGGGAATATCGAGCTCGACAAGATCAACTACAAGGTTCTGGCGGACTTCCTTTCCTGGAAGGCCGAGATGAAGTACAGCACAGCCAGGTTCCGTAAACCGCTCGCCGACGAAGAGGAGGAAAAGGCGAGGCCACGAGGCATAGGACGGCGTTACAGCCGGGACAGCATCCGCATCATGGCGATGGTCATGCGCGCCCTTCTGTCCGAAGCCGTCAGGGACCAGATCGTGCAGATGAATCCGGTTGTCGGGCTGAGCAGGTTCTACCGCAAGAAGCGCAAGGACCGGGAGGTTCAGCGCGCCGGCGTGTACACGGCGGACGAACTCCACCGCATTGAGGACCAGCTGGCCGCCAGGAATCCCGAATATCACGAGTTCAGCCTGGCGATGAGCCGCGAGGGAATGCGCATCGGGGAAGCCATGGCCCTGACCATTCACGACATCGACTGGGGGCGCGGGACGATCATCATAAACAAGAACCTCCCCGCCGGGATGGCTGAAGTCGAGGACAGCGCGAAGACGGATGCATCGGACCGCGAGATCGAGTTCTGGTCAACCGACTTCAGGACGGCCCTCGAAGCCATGCTCAGGAGGCGGCGCGCCGAATGGCTGGCGAAAGGCGAGCCTGCGCCTGAGACGCTCTTCTGCGAGGAATCGGGACGGCACATCGACTACAGCAGGTTCATCAAGGCGTGGAATCGAGCCCAGAGGCTGGCCGGCGTCCGTCAGAGATCTCCGCATTCATTGAGGCACACCTGGGCGTCCCAGATGATCGCGGCCGGCGAGGATATCGCGTCGGTATCGAAGCACATGGGGCACGCGAATGCGGGAATAACCCTCGGGCTGTACACTCATTTCGTGCCCAAGAAACGCCGGCTTGAAGGCACAGTTCTGGACAGGAACAAGGCAACCATAGGGCAACCTGAGCCCGGAAACGAACGAAATGTGCTTTCGGAAAGTCTACAAGTTGTTGATTTTACTGGAGCCAGCGCCCGGACTTGAACCGGGGACCTACTGATTACGAATCAGTTGCTCTACCGACTGAGCTACGCTGGCTGATCGCGGAAAAGCTTGTACCATTTTTAGCGGAGGTGGTCAAGGAAGCAGGGTCGAAAGGGCATGAGCGGAAAATCGGCGC